TTTATTGTGTGTATATTATCATTGTTAAAGGCAGCGGCGAAGGATAATCGATGTTATATCTGCGGGAAAAGTATTAAGGAAGGGCAGGTTGCGTGTGATGAATGCGAAGGGAAAAATGGGACGGAAGATTAAAAATTTGAAAGAACATATTGAATATTTAAATTTAGATTTAAATTTTAAAATAAAATTATAAAAAATTAAAAACTTATAAGGAGAGTTTTATGAAAAAGTTATTAATTGCTATCATAGTTTTATTCTATTCCTTTAGCTATGCCGGAATATATGGAAGAATTGAAGCAGGAAAAGACGTTGATGATAAAGACATATATTTTACCACTATTAACTTCGGCTACAAATTTACTCTATGGAACATTACCAGTAAAACCTATGGCGGCTGGTTTACCTGGCAGGAAAATAACGCACCGTTTCTTGATACATATACTATCGGACAGTCGATACATTTTAAAGGATTTTTTATTGAAGTAAATCATTATTGCAATCATAGAGTATTAAGTGATACACATAAAAGCAAAGATGATTTGTGGAATAAATACAAAACAAATCCCCAAGCATTATCAACTGTCTCCATAGGCTATGAATTTGAATTAGAGTAATTATCTCGGATTCGTTCTTACTTCTTGTCCTGCTTCTTGACTCATTTTTTCTTTTGTTGCATAAAATCTTTCTTTAGAAAATTTAATTATTCGATTATTTACAGGTATTTGAATAGATGTTTCATCTTCTAAAATTAAGATTCTTATATTAAAATTTTCTTTAGCAATAAAATCACCTTTGACCTTTTTTATTTTATGCCAAAAAAATTTTCCCTTATAATAACAAGTATATAAAATCATTTTTAACCTTCCTTTTATTTAATTCTCATAATATATCTTACAGATAAATATTTGGGTAAATTTGAATTAGAAGCAAAAGTAACATCTTGAGTACGTATACAAGAACCACCTCCATCCGTTTTTGAATAAAAATTCTGAGTGGCAACCGTAGCAGGATTGCATCTTGTTGCTCCAGAAGATCCAGTTGGTGATAATTCTATCATACTTATTGCTGTTCCAGCAGCATTATAAAATTGTAGTGTATACTCTGGGCTTTGATCTCCGGTATAATTTGCCACTTGATGTTTATGGTTAGGATAAGTAAAAGCAGGTTGATCTTGAACAGTTATATCATTGTCTCCCCCTATCCCCCCCGCACTTCCAGAAACATCACCCATTAGAAAACGATCATCTGTCAAGTTAGGTAAATAACGTCCTGCTCCATTAAAGATAGGAGAATCGGCATCGTTTAAAGCCGAACCATCACATTCTTTCCATTCATCAGATAATTCCATTGAAACAGATGTATATGATCCATTGCTACCATCACCAAAATATCCATGTAACCAAGCTATAATGCTTCCAACAGGGACACTTCCTCCCAATAAATTTGCACATTTTTTTACATCATCTCCATCCGACCATGTACTTTTCTCATCAATATTTCTTATCTCAGTATCAGTTAAATCAGTTGTCGAAGCTCCGACATCTATTTCAGCAAGTTTAAACCATTCATCATCGCCTACATATGGCCAACGGTATGCTCCACCTGCACTTACACCAAATACTATTTCGAGCGCATCTTTATCGGCATCGGTTACAGGCGGCTGTATTGCAAAATAACTGCTTTGTCCTGTACCTTCGCCTGTAAGTACAATAACATTACCTGTACCGGTTGATGCCATTGTATAACCGACAGCTGCGTTTATTAAAGCAATGATTTCGGCTCTGGTTGTAGCGGAAGGAGTTGATCCGCGAAGATCTATTTCTTGATAATCACCGTCTTCACCATTGCATAAATTCAAAAGATATTTTTCAGTTAAATCTATCGTAGTCGCTATCGCAACTGTTCCGGTAAGTTCGGCTGCCGTTGCCGGTGTGGGTGTAGTCGTTCCCTTCTGTGCCCTAGCGCTTAAATAATACCGCATATCACGCTTAACTTCTTCCAACGTAACAATCGATGTACTTCCGGAAGGCACGGACATTACCTGTACGGTATCACTTTTATCGCTGACGACTTTGACCTGAGCTTCAATAATATCTGTACGAGGAGTTCCATCAGCCGCTTGTACGGTTACAACCTGAGCGGTCGGCTCAAGACAGGGTAAAATTACATCAACTGATCTTTGAAAACAAACGCCTGAAGGTACATTTACAACCATTCCTGAATATGGTTCAACACGTAATCCAGAGCCAACTACAAGAGCTTTACCGGAATCAAATAAAAACATTTTAGCGAATGTACCCATATTTCGGTATTCCAGTTCGCCAATTCTTTTCATTACGAGATCGGGCTCGATCTTCTGCCCGTCTGCCATATTTAAAACTCTGATATCGCGTGTCATAAATTTAATCCTTAAATATCAATAAATTTTTGTCAACTTATATATTACCCACCGGTTACAACTGTTGTAGTTTTAGATGCTGAAATATCAAGAGTAAGACCACCGTCTTTTACACCATTATCTGCTGCTGTTAAATATAATAGATTAGCCGCAGATACCATTGCTTGCAAAGCAGTATTCAGTTCTGTCCATGTCACAAATTGTTTTGTATTACCATTCAGTTCGATTCGGGTAGATCCTGTTATTTTTACGATTGCACTTTTAACTTCTGCTGTTAATAAAGCATCTAATAATATATTAGCTCCTGATTTTGCATTAAAATCGGATACTGCATTCAATGTTGCACTTCCGGGTAATTCCCCTGAGAATATGCCGGTATAAAAAGCCAGATATGACCCTGAAAAATGGCCTGTGATAACATCGCTGGCATCGAATAAGGCCTTTGTTAAAGGATTTATATATTGAGCTTCGAGATTTGTATTTCCCCGTCCCTGATAGGGATATCTATTCACGACAAAAGGAGAAGTAACATTTCCATTCTCAAATCCCAGCATAACCATTTGCCCAGGGATGGGCCCTTCGTAAGTTCCATGGATATTTCCGGTAACAGGATCTACAAAAGCTCCGGGATATGCCACGCTGCCGACTTTTCCCCCTCTAGCGAGTTCTACCGTAACCATAGTTTGCCGATATAATGGTTCCGGTTGCGCAAATAATATTTCACCGGCAACCATTTGGTATGTTTCCGATGCCTGACGACGAAACGCATTTCCCTGAAAATTACGAACGTGAGTGTCTTGTCCTAAATTTTTAGATAATATTCGCTGTCTCATATTCTTGATACTGCATTTCTTATATTTTTTAAAGCACTGTATTCACCGTCGCCTAATCCAGCCTCAGGCGGCAATACCTCAAAATCGAATAATAACATTGCCGTCTGTGCCACACTTGTCGGCAAAGGCACGCCTCTTATCAAATTTAATGTCGTAGTAAAACTTAAACTTTCGTTTTCTAAACTATAATCATGTGTCAGGGAATCAATATAATATATTCCGATGTCACGGATATTGTCAACTTTTCTACCGGATAATGATGGTAGATAAAGGCAATACATTCCCGGACGAGCGTAAGGGATATTTTTTAGAGTTACACTGCCTTCACGGAATCGGGATTGATTTCTAAACCATACTGCGAGTAAATTGCTAAGCATATTTTTTGCCAATACTCCATTTGGAATTCCAATTAAATTTTTAGCAATTCTTTCTACATAGCTTGCTGTCGCACCAAGTCCGATATAAGTAGAACAATCGATAGATTGTATCATCTCTCTCCGACCGAAAGTCGGAATACCTCCGCTTGCGAAAGGATTAAGCGGACCAACAGATTTCATCCCCTTATCAGTAGAATCGGCCATACCCGCGCAAGGCGATTTCGCTCCATACACAGTTCTGAAAACAGTTGCCTGATTTGCACAGTCAAAGCCTAAAGTCTTTTCCTGTATCATATCATCTGTTATAATGATAAAATCTCCGCCGATAAGCATTTGTATAACGGATAGATCAAGCATTAATGTCTGCGCCAAATATGCGGTGTTGACTGTACCCAGCAATGGATTCGAATATGGAGTTGTTCGCGCAACAACATAATTCAATCCGGGTAATAGCGCCGAAGGCACCCCAAATCCATCTGTAACTATTGTGCGGCCGCCGCTTTCGGTAAATAATTCCATCCAGGGATTCGGAATAAGAGATTGGATAAAAGACCATAAAGATTGAGATCCGCCAGCTGAATTAAGTTCATACATGCTGGAATCTAACGTCATAAAAGAGGCTAAAGATAAATTCGCTATTCCCCCGTAAGGATTCGGCCAGGCCACGAGTCGAAAGGATAACGGAAAACCATCGCTCAGGGTAACGTATTCCGTTAGATTAGTTGCTATAAAAGCATTAAGAATAGCTTTTAATCCGGTTGCAATATTGACTCCGATTAAATTTGAAGTCAAAGATAATGCTTTCTGCATAGAATCTTTAATTTGCGTTTGCATACCATCAAGCAAAATCAAATCAAGACTAGTTGTTCCCTGATTATAAATGTTTCCTAATTCTTCGACAATAACATTATATGATACGGATTTACTTTTATTTTCAATGCTTGTCGATTTATGACACGACCGTACCGTTCCCGTGGTAACGTGGTATCCGTCAATCCATAACTGGCATAATGTCATTGGTTTAAATAAATCTTCAAGATCAACGCCTAATTCTCCCCAAATTTTTGAATATAAATTAAAAGAAAATTTATTAAGTAATCTAACAATATCAGCGATAACTCTATTATCCGGTGTCAAAGTGAATGACAAAATACCCCCCGGATTTGTCCTGTCTTTTGTCCATTGAAAATTCGTAATAATTTTATTTATATCAGTTCCTATTATTTCAATAGGAACAAAGGGCAGTCCAAAGGGAGAAAATAATAATTGAATTTTAGGAACGACATGATTACGCGGGTTGGCATACTCCATGCTTGCTTCATATCCGGCATTGAATATGATTTTTTTATCCCCTGATACTACCTGGCCAACAACTGTATTCTTTAGAAAGTTCATATCGTATTAACGTGTTATATAATCAAATAACATAGGCAATGCGCCTTTTTTCTGAAGTTTATTCATGAATTCAAACATATTATTTAAGGCGCTTGCCGATTGTGTTGCTGCTTCTCCTAATTTATTAATGGCAACGGTAACGGTATCTCCGGCCTTATCCGCTAAATTTATCATAGCTCTTTCCATCTTTAAAGAGGCCTCACCAAAAGTTTGCCCATATTTATAAATTAAATCTTCTCTTTGACGAATTTGTTTAATTCCCATCCCCACTGGTCCTGATTCTACAAATGCAGATTTACCGGATAAAATGTCAGCGCCTTTTCCGGATACTCCTCCTGCCGTATTTTTTCCCATTAATAACATCTCAGCCTGAGATTGAGTTTCAGCAAATCCTTGCGGTACTGCAAAATCATAAAATCTTTGCCGACCTTCTGCTGTATTCCCAAATCTTGCGGCTGCATCTTTTAAAGTTCTTTGTTGTAAGGCAATCGGACTTGACTCGGCTGTAAATTTACGCAGTAATGGATAAGCTGCGCCCGGAGCTATTTGCATTAAATCCTGGAATGTGCCGCCTTTATAATTTAATCCTTGCATTTTTGAGGCTTGCTCATCACTAAGAAAACCGGATTTTCTTAAACTCTCAACATATTCTCCTCCGCCGGGACCGGTTATTCTTTCCATTAACATTTTCTGCGCGGCCTGAGTCGCAAATAATCCCTGGGCAGATTGAACTTTTCCTGATATAACCTGCCCGCGTACACCGCTAAAATTTTTCATTATCGATAAAGCAGCTTCAGTGCTTTTCCCTGGAGTTTTCATCGCGATATTGGCCAGATCCCTCGCCATATCCTTAGACATATCACTTGTATTTATTCCTTGTTTGACAGCTTCAGTTAAGACATCGGCCATGCCATTAAGAAGCATCGGCAATTCCGCCTGAATACCCATTCCTGCACCAATATTAGCGGCTTGTGTATAATTTGCTCCGGCGCGGGAGAATTGCCCCGCCGTTCGCATAGTTTCTTCTGATGATAATCCGTAAATAGCACCGACATTTAATGCCGTTTGGTTTGGAATAGTTTTTCTTGAGAGAAATTTCCCCGTAGCCATTCCATAGGCTTTCATCCCCCCGCCCATCTGTCCCGCGGTATAAATTCCGGCGCCTTTTGTCTGGAATCCCCCGATCCCTGCCGTGGATAATTGCTCGCTTACCTTTTGTATGTAAGCATTCCCAATTTGATTTATTTTTTGAGCAGCGATGCCTAATGTCGCTATTACTGCACCGAGAATAGGGATAGACGCGCCAACCCCGCCGATATGTGGTTGCCCGCCTCCTCCGCCGGGTGTACCTCCGCCACCACCAGGAGCTTTTCCGCCCATAGTACGAGCAAGGTTATTATTGGAAGCAATAAGTTTCGTTATTGAATTATTGAGAGTTCTTAAAACAGTAATTGATTCTTTATTTCCAGAAAGAGATGCACCGGGTTGATTCCCGGTAGCATTTTTTTGAGCCTGAATAACTTTTTGCCGGATCCCCGCGGCCTGTTTTCCTATTCCTTTATATTCAAATTTTATTTTATAATCCATATCGCCGCTTATTCCGTTTTTTTATTAATTAAGCCTTTTGCCTGAAGAATATCCCATAGTTGCTGATGGGGAGTCGCAGGATTATCTTCTTTAAAAGTTATTTTTGTTTGTTCTATATCTTCTTCTTCCGATTTTATTCCGTATTTTTTATTTAAATCCTGTAATAATTTTTGTTTTTCCTGTAATAATTTATCTTTTTTTATATCGTCAAGATTTTCATTATGAAGATGAGCAAGATCAATTTCAGTTTTATCAAGCTGAATTGTTTTTAAATTTTTAATTTTATGAAATTCTTTTTGATATGAAACCTGAGTTGTCCATTCTTCTTTATCCGGGATAAAACCGATTAAATAAATTAAGAATATTTTTTGTTCTTCAAATAAATTATTTTTATCAAGATAAGACGGCCAGATATTAAAATATTTTAACATGAAGCCGTCTATAAAATATTTATTTTTACTTGCCTCCGATAATAGGTCTATTTTTTTTTAATTTTTCTTCGATGCTATTCGTATATGTTCTTATTTCATTTGCGACTTCATTTATGAGTTCGATGTCTTCCCACTTTATGCAGGATTCGCCTTCCTTAAATTCTTTCGGCATTTCGTCTACACAAATATTTACTATCGCAATATTTTCAAAAAATATAAAATCCGAATCTGTCAATGCCGTTACGGGATTTCCATTTTGCAACATCATTCGTTGTTGTGCAATTTGTACCCGATCCATAGGGGACATATATCTTATTTTGAATTTATATCCCCTGACCGTAATATCTTTAATTCTTTCTTCTTGAAGGTTTAGAATATTTTCCATTTTCTTTTTCCTTTATTTATTATTATTTTTATTATTAAATTAGCTCGTCTGTAAACCCGGAATCATTCGGCTACCTTTCCATCGAGTAGAGCGCGTCATAAGAGAACCCTGCGCGACATTTAAATCTCCGCCTCCATATTGAACTCCTAAAATTGTAGCCAATACTATTAACTCATGAATATCCAATAGTGTGAAGGTATATAGTCCGTTACTATTGATATTGCTGTTCCCATCCGGTTGCCATCCTGGAAGGCTTACTGCTCCCGCGATTGATGCGCCCCTGAGCAAAAATGTACCCATAGTCATATCCAGGCCGTATCCGGTACTGATAAAATCACGAAAACCATAATATCCTAATGTCTGGACCCCATCCAACATCATGTCTTCTGCAATTTGCAAATCCGTAGAATATGCTAGAACAGTATTATCCTGCATAATAAAACAATCTATACCTGACCCGACGGGTCCTCTTGGCGTACCTGCACTTCTAAATGCCATAATATTTTATCTCCTTTCTTTATAGAAAAAAATTATACGTTTTGTCCAGGAACAATAAACGTAAAGAAATTAAATGCGAATCTTGGCGTTACACTCATTGTCAGAATTGCAGTAGTATTAAACTGTTCACCATTCTGAGAAAAGACTACGCCGCTGAAGGCTTTTTGTATGCCGTCAACACTGTCTGTTATCCATTTATAATCATCACGATATTTCGGGAACAAATAAGTTGTAATCCAGTTTTGAATTTTAGCAATTATTACTGAATTTGCAACGGTATCAAGACTTCTTATCTGTTCAATTATTTGCTCTTCGTAATCCTTTGTCAAAACATTGATAGCGTAAACAACCGAAGGATTAGTACGCGTTACCTGGCTACCCTGATATGTGGTGTTATTTACTTTTATTTCAAATTGATTTCCGGCGGTTACATTGACTGTCCGTTGGATAAATGTTGCACCAGCCGCCGCGTAATCTTTTTGATCTTGAGTAGAAATCTCAGGAGTAGAAATGACATTGAGATATTTAAATACAACATCCATTCCGACATTATTCGCGTATCTTAATCCTGCAATCATTGCATACAAATAATAAGGATAAAAATCAGTCGAAGGAACTTCCTTGTTAACATAATCATACCGCTTGAAAGGACTTACACAATATTCAAAATATGCAGAATTGAGCGCTTTCATTTCGGTAATTCTGGTTGCTTTTGCTGTTGCACCTGATCCTGCACCAGCTCCGGTTTGCCTATATTTTTTTATTTCCATATCATTCATTCTATCAACATGATCCTGAACGAGTAAATGGATAGTGTGACTTCCGCTCATAGCTACAATATTATTCAGATCATAATCTTCAAGTTTGAGTAATGCCGCTTCCCAGTCGTCTGTTGTCGCCGCGGATACGGTACCGCCGGTAAAATACTGGAATTCAGACATATCATCAATTACTGTTCGTGCTGCCGCAGCATGTAACGTTGCAGTCATTTCATCTGTACTATTAAGTAACCGGATGATAGCCTCCGTTATGCCGACGCATGTATATTCAGAGGTAATATCCTCAGTAGTAACAGCGTCAAATACGGTTGTTATCTCATCACTTTGTCCTGTGAGTGTGCAGGTATAATTTTCCTGAGTATTTATATAGTTGATAAGGCTTCCTAAAGATGTAAAATCTGCAAGAGTAATATCAAGATTATCGTCCGTGGCACCAGTACAAGCGGTTGTCAGCTTTGTTGCTGTAATAGTCATTGTTGCAGGGCTACCCGCTCCGGTGTATAAGATTTTCATCAGTGCAAGTGTTACATTGTCCTGTTTAATAACATCTTCGCCTTTATAGATGACTTCAACGAGTTTGCCAGTAGTAGATCCTGAGCTTATTTTTATTGCAGAGGTATTTCCATCTGTCCCAAATTTATTCCATGCGACATCTATAATTGAGGCTGCACTAGCCAGCAATTCTGTATCAGCTTGAGCCATCTGATTTACAACAATACATTTTGCCTGGGAAGGTTTTTTAAAACGAGCATCTTTTGTGGGCGTAAGAAAAAATTCAGCACCGTAATACAAATCTCCGCCGCCAAAAACGCTTAAGGCTTGTGCCTGGCCTTCGACGACATTTATAACATCTTCGACTTCATCATAGGCATTATAAGGAATTCCGCCTTTAGAGGCCTCACCCATTATAATAACTTCTCCGATTATAGAACCCGCTCCATCTTCCGCAGGAAAATTCCTTTGTGTATATGGACCTGGAAGTATTACTTTTCGTCCTGCAAAATCATAATAACGTGCCATAATTTTATCTCCATTATTAAAATCTAATTATGACACTTTGCCGGTTAAAGCAGGCTCATTCGGTCTTTTTAATTAATTCTAAATATTATTTTTCTGTTTCGTTATGAAACCTGTTTATAATTTCTTCCCATTCCTGTTTAGTTTTTTTAGGATTCGTTTTATCCTGCGACATAAACCATTTTCGAATTACATTATCTAAAACACGTTTGCGATTATAAAAAGATAAATATTGATTTAAAGATATAGTTTGAGAATTAACCCTAATAGAACTATTTCCAATCTGAACAGTTTCTTCTTTCGCTGTAACTTGTTCTATTTTATTCATAGGCATTTCGTCTTCGTCAATTTTATATTTATCTTTATGTCTCATCTGTCCCTTCCTCTACCGTTTGAAAAGTTCCATTAAAATCATGTCCTGATAAAACATCATCGGCATATACAGTATAATTGTTAAATGTATTTAAAAATGTCAAGGAATATTCTGTACCATGTAGAGTCTTCCCGAAATTAAAATTTGTTAATCCTTTCGTGGTTTTAAATTTAAAATTCTGGATTTTGGAATTATCTCCGGCGAAGCCTACCTGAATAGATGCCAGCATAGCGTCTATTAAATTTCCGAGTAAAATATCAATATCTGGATGCTCTGACCAACTGGAAATATTTATTTCTTCATTTTTATGCCATTCATTTCGCTGTACTCTTAATCCGCCTGCTTTAGCTTTTTTATATTCTCCCATAATTAATTCAATTTGTTTTTTTGTGATCAGTACATCTTCCTGTATCTCGCGGATCGTTTTCATGTAGAATTCTTTTAAAATATCAATAAACTCACTGTCTACGACTTCAGGAATATACGATTGTCCCAGGGTAAAACCATCATCGGTCAATGCTCCGGGAGTGACAGAAATTGCAGGTAATATTCCGGATGCAAGAGGTGCTTCATTTCTATCGGGATTTAATTGAGATGTAAGCAAAGCTACCAATGGATGCTGCTTCGTAACAGATATTTTTTCTATTACATTATTAGTTAATCCGGCTATATCGCGATAGTCCAATTCAGTTTCAATTTGAGTTATAAAATATTCAATGGAATGAATTTGATAATCGCTATATTTTGTTATTATTCTTGCCATAATTTTTATGCGAGTAATTTCGCAACATCATCCTTTGTGGTTTTTGACCAACTTTTACCTAAAACAATAATCGGATATTGTTTATTCTCCGCGGAATTTGGCTGAGGCGCATCTTCGAAAATAATATATGATGGTTTATATCCGTACCTGACTGATATCCATTTTCCAACATCCGGTTTATTTCCTATCCATTTTATGTAACGGCCATACAGGATAAAATCAGTATCAATAGAATATATATTTCCGGATTCGTCAAGAATAGTATCATTTAATGAAAAAATTTCTATTTCATGCAATCTATCCAAATCTTTTAAATGTTTTAACTGTTCATTTTTATATAATACAATTGCGGGTAAAACTATAATATCTCCTCTTGTTAATTCCCAAAATGGATAGAAAGCCATTTTACATTCACCGCTGCTTAAATCATGTGTCCAGACTTCATTAGTATTTCTATTTACGACATCGGTATTGATGACTTTTGTTATGTCCGCATAATAATATTCAATATACATATTATCTGCATCAACTGTATTTTGAGTTGAAATTGTATTTCCTACAACTTCATAATTTTTTAATTCTTTGCCGGTATCATCATTCCATATCTTAATTACCTGAGCAATATCGGCGTAAGCGCCAAGAGGATTGCTCGATTGATATTGAGCATCAAATAAAGTTCCGTCGGCATACATCAATTTATTTACGGCATCAACTCGTAATTTTTCTCTGGCAACATATGTCCAACCATCAAAAGTATATGTAACTCTTTTTTTTTCATAATTGATTGCATTATGGACTAATCTTATTTCAGCGTCGGAAAAGCTCTGTACTTCCAATTCAGTTATTCCGCCTTGTAATGCACTGGTAACATTTTGTACTTTTACGACTGAGCGTATTGGATTCCAGTAAGGAGTTATAATTTTTCCGGATATTCTGGATTGTTCGTCTGTGACTAAAAATCTCCGTTGATAACGATAAGTATAACCATCCCCGTTGCATATTTCACAATCAAATCGTGGGCTGCCATGATTCGAACTTACACACGGGCAGGAAATAGCCTGTTTAATTTTGCATAACTGGCCATGACTTGAAATTACTTTTTTAAATGATTCAGGATTTCCATAAACCGTTAGAGAACCCTGCTGCCCGATATTTACATTTTGTCCCATATTATTTTATCGTTCGTATATTTGTGACCGGATCTATTTTATTCAAATATTCATTGACTTGTATTAAAACATTGTCGGGAAGGTCCATGCTTTGATACGTCTTCCTGATTTTGAAAATTTGTTCCTGCAACATCTTCCCCTGATTTTCAAATAATTTATTTCTTAATTCTATAATAGTTTGTCCGGATGGTATCATCTGTGAATGATTTTGTGCGGATTCATCAACGATAAATCTAATCATTGCCATATAATTGTCAGTCCGTTTATTATCGACAAAATATCGTGAATATTCACCCTGTTTAAATCCATTTTTTTCAGCATCCGCGAGAGATTCCACTGATTCTATTTTAATTTTATGGATTCCTAATGTATATTCCTGTGTTATCATCCGCCAAGCACTCCTATGAAAGTACGGCTGTATTTCGATCTGTTTAACGCGAACCATTCCTTTATTTCTTTCTGATATTGAATAATGCGAGCGCCAAACATAGCATTTGTCGCAGACATTGTGGTTGAAATACTTTCGGATACGTTATTTAAGCTTACGGAACGGCTGGCAATAGCTGCGGAGCGGCCATCTCCATATATATTCATTAGTGTGCAGGTTGCTATTTTTTTAATAATATTTCTTAATTCATCAGGAACATCCTGACAATTTTCATAACCGGTTTCATAATCAAGCAAAAATATGCGCTGTATATCCCTATCGAAAGGCGACCGTAAATAAGTATTCCATAAATATTGAAATTGATTTGTCCGGGCGGTCAGTAATCGAGGTCTAAAATAGCATACTCCGGTAAATCCTTTTTTGACAATGCGATATGGCATTAAATCCATAATTGTACTGCCGTAATAAGGATCAACAAAATTTGCAGTTAATAAATCGCGTACAGGTCTGCGGCGTAATTTTACTCTAAATTCTTTTCTTGCTTGTGTTAATCTAAAAGGATATCCTTCCTCTTCGATATAAAGCATTTCTTTTTGTTTTCGATCCATTTTAGAAAGATAGGTACTATCATCAAAATCAGTTCGAGTTTCGACTATTCCATCCTGATCTATTCCGGCTGCATATCGAATACGTCGCGGTAAAATATCGATATTAAGATCAACCTCAAGAAAGCGAATTGCCAGTCTTGCATAATCGAGTAATTGATCATTAGTTATGACCTGACTATCCGTTTCGGCGATAAGAGCATTTCCGAACATTTCATCATGCCGCAATTCCTCATGGGATATAAGAAGCCCCCATCGCGGGGCATGGTAATCATTTGTAATATCCGGATTATTAAACGCGAATCCTATTCTTGTTTCTTCTGCCATAATTTTGTCCCATAAAACAAATAATATCATACCTCTTCCGAAGTATGATATTATTTTAAATATTCATGTGTCAGTTAGTCAATTACTTTTTATAGTAAATATAGACATCGCCTTCATCACTATCACTATTGGTAACAACTTCGATACCATCTTCGCCAACGACTTTGTAAGTCTGGTCGATTGTAGTAGCTCTGTCAATAGCATCTTCAGTTGCCATATCAATAGCATCGCTTATGTTTGATCCCGCTCCGCCTACTCTTACTCTGGCAGTACCCGATCCAACTGTAGCTTTAGCCTGGACAACAACATCTATAATTGTAGCGCCGACTGGAATATTAGATGCAGCAACACCGCTTGTTCCGGAAGAACTGGAATCGATAGAAACAACTTCTACTCTAAGAGCAGACGATATTTCATTCATTCCCCAATTTTCCTGGAGATATTGCAGAGCACCAAGATTCGGCTGACCGGCGTTATCGTCAAAAGCACTTTGATGAACAGTCATTTTATTCGGTCTCCTTTATACTTAAAATTTTTTCGATCAATGATAATGAAGTAAAAGGTACTTGTTCGTGTGCAATAAGATAATCAATCATTTTTCGCATAAGTCCTATTTCTGATTCTTCAAATTCAAAAGCACGTATATTATTATCTTTTACTTCTTTTATATCATCAATCTTTACTTTATCGATAATACATTTTGCCAATCTGATGTCATCTAACGATGCACGGATTGGCAAAATGTTCTGAAATTCTAATCTTTCCTGATACGTTAATTCAAGATTAATCACGACAACACTCCATTTTTGATGAAGCCTTTCATATATAGAATCGCACCAGTAATCACACACCCATATTTAAGAGCTAATGGTGAAATTTGGAAATCGAGAGAAGATAAACCTGTTATTACGGTTGCGCCATCGCCATCTTTGATTGATAAAGTGCCTGAACTGGCTACAATGTTTTCAAGATAAAATATACCTTTACTAGCACTTAGATCAAGCGATGCATCTGTCTGATTTGCGATGACAACCTGCCCTCTTAATTTCTCGGCATTACTTATTGGGCCTATCGATTGACTGTTTTTAATTCTATATGTCGCTGCCATGATTTAACCTTTTTTTTATTACATCAAATTATATTGTATTGAAAAGATTCGGATTCGACTGATCAACGCCTATATTGCGTATTTCAACCAACACATTCGGCTTATATGGTTTCAACACGCCATAAAGATTGATCAATCCCTGTGTGCCTCTGAAAGTTTTTGCCAGATCCGTATTATGAATAGGCAACAACTGACTGAATGCAAGCACTCTGTCCTCACCGGCTGTAGTCTGGTCGATAATATACATACGGGATGTTCCAGGTATGTATAGATTTTTATCGGCATATGTTACAGCAGCAAGCGGATTCGTAGAATCAACCTCAACCGTTGTAAGATATCGAAATACGCCGGATCCGGAAACTTGTTCGGAATATATTTCAAAACATTCCGGAGTCTTCGATCCTGCGTCGCCTGCGGCCGGTGTAATAGTAAGTGTTACGCCACCGCTAGCAGCGATAACGGAAGTGCTTTCCACTGCCGCGCAAGCTACTGATCTGCCATAAGCATTTCTAGCGCAAACACGATAGCTGTATTTCACAGCCGACGGTCTTACCGTAGCAGCCGCGAATAAAGAACCAGTAAGTGTCGCGTTATTTGCGATAGAAAGAGCCGGCATAGACGGAGCTTTATCGCTCGTTGCGCCTTCAACCCATACCTTTGAGGTATTGTTGTAATATTTCGGAACGCCTTTGCTTTCAAATTCTATACCGAGTATTTTATCCATTCTCGGTACCATTTCGCCGTAAGCAGTCATGATACCACTTATTTTACCGCCGATTTTAATTCCAGCGTTACCCATTTCGACGATCTTGCGATCACCTGTTGAGGCAGCACCAGCTTCAATGATCTTATGAAGATTCTGCACGCCGGCCGGAGAAACATATATTTTTGCGTTTTCGGGATGTCCGTTGCCTTCGGTAATGAGCTGTCCAATGAGATTAAAAGTATTCATCGAGACATCTCCGCCGCGCATATCATAAATCTGATCAGAAGACGAATCAGAAATTATTTTGGCAAGGCCGTCAAAGGATTTTCCTACCCATGTAGAATTTCCTGTGTAGAATGCCCTGTCAAGATTTCTGAGAAGTCTGTTCATAGCAGAGCGCTGTGAGCGCGTTCTCTGATCTATGATAGTATTTGTGGCTTCAGCAACATCGCCTACTGTCCAGCCTTCACTCATGTATTTAACGATTGCGATCTGTTTTAAAAAGTCAGGATCACGGAATTCGGGATTTTCAAGCTGTCCCACGAATCCACCGTCATTGATACCAAGTCCTATCTGCTGATCGAATTCTTCAACAGTTGAAAATGCTTTGTTCTTATTTATATCTTGATATAAAGTAAAATCAGTAGCTTTCAATGTTAAATCAACCAGCATACCCTCCAATGACTGCATAGTAAGCGACCCACCAGGCGTATTATACAGATCATCGGCACTACCCGGAGCAAGAAGAGCCTTGGCAAGTGCCTGCACTTGGGTTATCCCTTCCTCTCCATATTGAGATTCAGCTAATAATACATCTTCGTACATGATTATTTAGCCTCCTTTGCTATAAGATCGCGGATGAATTTTTTATGACTCTTATTTAGAATATTCGGATTCTTTCCGCTTGATTCAAATGCCGAGATAACTGTTCCAGCATCGGAATTGCCTTCTTTTGTAGCCTTGAAAAGTAACTGGTAAGCCAGTTTAGTTTCTTCAGGCGTAAAAAGTCCGTTCGGATCAACATTCTTATCGGCCTTAGACATATCCGCAACAATTACTCCTTTCCGGCCTACAGGTTTACCCATAAAGCCCTGAACAAGTGTTGCCTGGTCAATTTGCGCCTTAGCAGCTTTCTGCATAAGCGAGAATGATTTTTCCAGATTAGCTGAAATTACTTCGTTCTGACCGACTATCATTTCTAATGCCTTCAGCATTTCCGAGTTGAATTCTCTTTGCGCAGCAAGATATGGACCAAAATCGTTGAGTTCAATTATTGCACCAGTATCGGTGTCAATATCCTCAAGGGCTTTTTCCATCTTGTCAGCAAAGAGTCCGGCATCTTTCATGCCTTTTTTGACGCTTGACTTATTTTCTTTCATATAACGAACCATGTGTTTCTTCATGTATTTTTCGTTATAATCGTCATCGTCATCATCAGGTTCTTTGTCTTTTCCGTCCTTATCCTTGTCGTCCCCCTTGGCCTTTGATAAAGTCTGATCGGTTTCATCAGACCCATCCAGAGCTTTTTGGAGAGCCAGGAGGGAGTTTTCATCCTGCGGATCGGCCTCAAAAGCAGCAATTATTTCATTTGCCACTTCCTCGGAGACACCTTTCTGTAACAATTCGTCTTTTGATAACATGTTACTTTGCTCCTTTTTTTGATTTAAAATATTTATCGATAAGGCCGAAACTCTTTCGGCCAAAATCTTCTTTTTTTTGTTGTTTAAAATGATCCATATATTCGGCTTTTCTCATCGGAATACGTCTTTCTTTAATACCTATAATAGTATCAATAAGATCAAGGCCGTCCTGATCGGAAAGAGTCAAATTTACAGGCTTTCCTTCAAGTGATTGCCTTGTAACGGATCCGCCCGGCGTATTATACATATCCGATACAGACCCCGGCGCCATCAGTGCCTTCATTAAAACCTGTTCCTGTGCGATAACATTATCTTTATTGACAGTAAAAGCGTCTATGTTATCAAATTCACAAATTATATCTTTAGCTTTTTGCAATAAGCGGACATTCATGCCGGGTGCTCGGTTCATTACATAAGGAGCCGGAGCAATAGCTAATTTATTCCATTTTATTTTAGGAATTATTTTATGAGTAGCGCCTTCGGCATCGTGAGTTTCGAGTATCATTTTACTGCCAGCCAGAGATGCGGCGTAGACAGGTTGATTCGCCTGAAGATGAGGCAACATTTCCTGTACGCGGGGATGTTTCTCCGTAAGTTCTGCGGTTACAACGGGCAATCCTTTTTCCCAGCGAAAAGCAACCGGTTTTCCTATAATGGCTGCGTTTTGCTCGGCCTTAGTAAGAGATTGACCATCGCTATCATGCCAGAAATCTATAACACCAATATCTAAAAAATTATTTACTTCGTCAGGAGAAAAAGCTTCTTTGAGAACAGTTTCCTGTTCCTGATCTTCGGTTAAATGATTTGCAATAATGTCAACGGTGACAATACCGGCTCTTGCTTTTTGGAGATTGGATATTTGAAGACCGTTTATTTGGAAAAGCACTTTTGTATCAATCCTAAAATTGAAATTGATTACTTTTCCTTATACAAACGGATTATTTAAGTAGTTAAATATAATGAGAGATAAAGAGAAAGATTTTGTCAAGAAAAAAATTATTTTGCCGTAATTTGATTATCGACTAAATCTATCGTAATAACATGTTTACACTGCCTGCACTTAGCCTCGGCTGCCTGATCCATGAAATTAAAATATAGAATTGAAATATTCCGATACAATATTTCCTTTTCATTTTTAATTGCAAATACAGAATTGCAATTAGGACACCTGAGCTTGACGCTATTTTTTATTTCTATCCCGTTCGTTATTCCGTACATCTTTCTTTTTCCCCTTGGGAGTTATATTTTCACCTATTTTTTCAACCGTTTCTCCCGCGGGTTGTACGGTATTTTTTCCGGATAAGGCATCAGCTAATAGATCGGCCATCTTTTTTAAAATACCTTTTATTTTTGTTTTCGTATCTCCTGTATCATTCTTATCTTTTTTATTATCTGTTTTTTTTTTGTCAACACCTTTGTCATCTTTCTTGTCAGAAACCTTGTCCGAATTCTTACCTGATTTAACCGATTTCCATGTCCCGTCGGCCATCTTCTGCCGCTTCGTCCCATCTTTGTACGTCCGGACTTCGCCTATCTCAGCTTTTTTTGCTTTTTGAAGATCGGTGAGGAGAAGAGAAAAGGCTTTTTGGAGAGAATTTTGTTTTTCATTAATCAATTCTTCTATAGCTTTTATTCTTAATATATTATGCTCTGGATTTTCTTTAAATATTTTTAATTTTTCTTTTAATGAACTTATTGCTCTACCTTTATAATCGAAATCTTCTTTAATTGCATCTATCAATGGTCTTTTCTCGTTAGCTATTTTTAATTGGTCTTCTGATAATATTGTTTTATATTTTTTGTCGTTATTGTTCATTCCATTTTGTAACAATTCTTCTATAGCTTTTATTCTTCCTTTTGTTTCTTGTGTTTGAGCCAATTCTTTCTGTATTTTTAAAATTTTTGTTAATTCATTTTTACTTTTAGTAGAATAAAAATCTTTTAAATGATAACCCTTTTGAAAGGTTTCATCTTTTTTTTCTGTTTCTATTTGTTCTTTTGTTTTCCCCGTCCCGAATCCTTTATCTGCTTTTTCTTTTTTATATTTATCAAATATTTGTTTTGCCCATTGTGCCGGTGTAGAATCTTTAAATTCTTTTATATCAATAGCCGCCTGTAAATGATCTTCCATAATAGATAAATTATTTAATCCACGTTTTCCTCTTGGTTTCGTATCAAGAGATTCTATTAACTTCATAGCAGCTTTTCGTTGTGGCTCAATCAATGATTGTCTTTTTCTTAATTCATTTAATGGCAATTTAGATAAAAATTCTATATCAGATTGATGTTGCTGTTCAGTATAAGTTAAAAGATCGTCACTATTAACTCCTTTTTTCTTGTTTTCTTCTTTTAACGACATAACGCTTGTTTTGTCGTTGGCTTTTTCTCCCTGTAATTTGGTTATTGCAATTTGAGCGGCATTATATACAGAGACAGCTCCGCGCCTTGCCTGTTTTATTTTTCCAGGACCTGCGCCACTATTAGCATTTTGATCTCTTCCTGCATCTTTTTGATATTTTTTTAAAATTTCTTTTAATACATCAATATTTTTATTTCTACCAATAGCATCAAGAACTCTTTGACCATCTTTTTGGATAGATTCTGGAACAGCTTCTTTAAAAACGTTATGTCCTATTATGTCATATATATTTTGTTTTGTTTTTTCATCTAAATCAGCTATCAATTTTTCCTCTTTCTTCCCCTCTCCGCTCATAGATTTTATTTTATCGTCAAGAATTTGAATTGCATCTTTGGTGTCTAATTCCTCCATCCACGTTGATCCTTTCAATTTACCAGTTTCAAATTTATTTTTTAAATCTTTAAGATATGAAATATTATTTAAGGTTTTTAATGCTATTTTAAATCCTTCAGCGCCCTTTAATCCTTCCTTCCCCTTGCTTTCGCCACTCACTATCCCTGCAACCTGTTTCATCAAACTTAAATTATAGCTTTTATTATCTTTACCGGGAACGGTCGTCTTTTTATCTCCGGACGGAGACCGTTTGATTTCTCCGGTAGCTTTATTTTTTGTAATAATTTCTTTCTTCTGAAATTTTTTATCCCATTTATCTTTATTCGATAAATATTCATTTACGTAATCACTGAAGACATCGATGCTTACGCCGGATAATTTTTCTTTATTGGTTTGATAAATCTGCTTAATTTTTTCCTGAGCCTGCTTCGTATCTTTAAATCCAAAGAAAGACATAATGCCTGATAAGATACTTCCCTTTTTTCCTTGCTCTTCTTTGTACCAATATCTATATCCGCCTTTCCCGTCCGACTCGCGTTTAACGTACTTTGTCATCCGGGCTTTTTCCATTTTACCGGATTTTAATTTCTTTTCCATTGCCATAAGTGCCTGATAATAATTCTTAAATTCAGCAAGATGATTCGCAGCAATATGTTTATAAACTTCTTTCTCCGGAGGCATTTCGTCATGTTTATTATAATAATCACGAATAAAATCAAAAGTTTCTTTATGCTCAGATTCTATTTTAGTACCGAGTTCAAGAGCGGATTTGTCCTCTTTCATATATTTTCCGCTTTCGCTTCCCGCGATGGCCAAGGCCTGTTGACGACTTGTAACTATGCCTCCGCTGCCACTATGCAGTTTCCCTGTCTTGAATTCATGCATTACTGCCTCAAATTTATCGTCCGGATTCTTTAATTTTTTGCGTTTAGCGGCTCCGGCGCCGAGCTTATCCGGATGTTTATATGTACTGGAAGGGACTGCTTTATCCATCGGCACGAATACATTGTCGAAGAGTTTAAGGAATAATTTTTTCATGAAAGATGCATCCTAAAAAATAGTTTAATATTCATTTAAAATAGAATATTAAACTATTTTGTCAAGAATTATTCAATAATGCCTTTAAATCCGGAAGCAAGAATTTTAGATTTAATTTCATTTTTCCAAAATAACGAAGGAATTCTTATAATACATTTTTCATTTAATGTCGGAATAATTTCTGGAGAATAAATTTTAACACCATTTACTGTTTTCCCTATTTTTGCCGGGGTTTCGTCGATTATTCCAGTTGCTATGCCATCCCATGAATATAAAAATTCTCTACTGGCGCCATAATAATAAATTGGATACTCATTTTGTTTTTTTACGAATGTTAATATTAAAGTAGGAATTTTTAATTTTCCATTTAGAATTTCCTGTTGTCCAGCTTTTTCTTCGAGTATATCAAAATCCTTTTTAAATAATTTTATTATACTTGCGTGATAAAAATGTTGAATATGTTCTTTGATTACCGGGATATATCCATTATTGTATTGACCGGCGTCCGGTACCATTACCTGGAAAGTATCTAAATATTTTTTAATATTTTTAATAACTCCTTGTAAGTTCCAGCAATGTTCAAGGAAATCAATATAATCAGGGATGGCCGGAAAATCATAATCATTAACTTGTCTTAAATCCGTAAAATTTAATCCTTTCCTGATAGTAGGTGTATATATATTGTCGTAATATTCTTGTTCATAATATTTTTTTAAATTCCTTAATTCTTTTCTTGTTAATTGATTAAATAAATGCGTACAATCATTACAACTTATAAATCGAATATCTTTATATAATAAAGATTGATCTATCTTGTAAGTTTTAATAACCGTACCTTTTCTTAAATTTTTAGATTCACATACAGGACATTTCATGATATCTTCTCCCATTCTTTTAATTTTTTATCTTCAGGATAACATTTCGCATATTGCTTGATACTTCCCTTGCTTACACTGGCCCATTGCCGACTACGCCTCAATAATGCCACAATTCCAATTCTATCATCATCATTAAAAGGTTTTGCATATTTGCCGAGTGATTCCTTAAATAGATATGAGCCGATATTGTTTCCGTACCATGATTTTTTTGATTTATTAATCCACATGAGCTCAGTAAATTCCTGTTGCCATGCGGAGAGCATTGATTCTGTATTATAAATTGCTTTTACACTTTCTTTATGTAAAAATAAATTATCTTTATGTAAATAAATCCATTTTATAGACTCGGCATATTTTTCTTCTGTCGATCTTATGCCAGTTCTCCAATTATCAACAATAAATTTTTCTGGCTCATTATCCAGCACTACCGGCACGACACCCGTTGCCATTGCTTCCCCGATAACCTGTTCGCATGTACCTATATGCTTTTCGTATAACGGATATCCGAATACATCCATCTGCGCATACCATTGTAATAATTCATCTTGATTTAATTGTCCCGTAATAACAAACTTATCTGTCAGCCCTTTTTCTTGAATTTGTTCTTTAAGTAATTCCAAATCCGGCCCGCCACCACATACAATAAATTTAACATTAGGAATATCAATATCAGCACATAAACTAACGAAATCGGGATGGATCTTACTATTGAAATCAATAGTCCCACAATAACCAACGTTAAAAGTATCTCCATGAAGTACCTTTTTAATATTATAAAATTTTGTTAAATCGGATACGCTCCAAATAACACCAAACTTTTGTTTTTGTTTATCCGATAATTCCTGATATTCTTTTGCCTGATAACTTACCGGCGATGTAAATATAAATCTATCACACATATCGACTAATCTCTCAGGGATAACATAGGGCGGATTAAGACAGTTTGAATGTGACCAGATAACAAGGCGACATTCAGGTATATTCTGCAAACACAGAAATTCATATAACAAAGGATTATTATACCAATGTAATAAAACAATATCATTACATTTAATAAGATAATTAAGTTTTTCAGGCCAGTTTCTTAATCCATGATAAGCATCTTCAATTTGTACACTTCTTGAATCATTCGGATTGAGGCACCCTATTGTATGTATATTTTTATTATCATGTTTAATTAAATTATCAATAACAGCTCCGACTCCGCCACCTAAATGTACAGCTACATGTAAAATTTTCATCGGCAACTCCATAATATATTATTCAAAAGAATATCCTTCTTCTTTAAATTTCTCTATAATATTATCATAAAAAGAATTTTTATTGATAAAATGATTATAATGCATATTCATTTTATCATCATCTCCCATATTTTGATATATTCGATATAACATATAATGAGCAATTGCCTGATTCGGATAATGATTTACTACGTTTTGAAAATATTTTAGACAAATATCATATCTCTTGTTTTTAAAATTACTGTTTTGTAAATAATTAACAACAATATTCATGTAATATGCATATTCTTCTATCGCTTTTGGATCCACTCCCGGAGCTTTAATATTACATTTCCCTACGGTATAATCATTATAATCTTTACTCAAAAGATATCCGGCATCTTGACATTGCTGATATAAACGACTGCCTGCAATAGGTACTACTATAAATATATGAGCCCAATCTATTTCAGTATCTAATAATATTTGTAAGGATTCCGCCCTGTCTTCATCTGTTTCAAATGGAAAACCTATAATAATGAATGCATGTAACCGAATATCATATTGTTTAAGAATTTTAACTGCTTTAAATATCTGTTCCCGGCGCAAAGGTTTATTGATAATATCTTTTAAAATATGATCCGACCCGGATTCAATTGCAAGCGGCAACACTTTTATTTTACATTCGCTAAAGGCCTTAGCAATTTCTTCATCTATTTGAAATACCGCTACACCATTAGGAAATTCAATATTAATATTTAAATTTTTAAATTCAGATAAAAGATATAGTGCCCGATCTTTATTCGCTAAAAAATGATCGTCTTCAATAAGTAATATATCTAATTTATATTCATCGATATAATGTTTAACAGTTTCAAGCACTCGACGAGCTGACATCTTGCGGATTCTTTTTCCATGCACTGTGCCGTTGCTGCAATACACACAAGAGAAAGGACATCCCCTGGACGTATGGATGCTTACTTCGATTTTATCTTTTATGTCTTTGTCGATATATGATCTTCCATTATATTTTTTTAAATCAATATAACTAAAATCTATCAGAGGTATTTCATCAAGATTTTCAATAAAATCATATTGTGGTAGAATTCCGGTTTTAATCGTTTCTCTTGTAATCCATGCAGGACTATTTATAGAATTCGTTTCCAATAATTTTTTAAATGGAATTTCCCCTTCGCCATAACATGCTAAATTTATTTCCGGTATTTCGTTAAATAAATCTTGATATAAATTTGTTGCTAATCCTCCGCCTACAATCAATAAACATTTAGGAATAATTTCCCGACAAGTTGCTGCGATATATTTTAGATGGGGGAAACATGTATTGAAAAGGGCGGAAATACAAATACAATTCGGTTGGAAATCATTAAGTAAATTTTTTAAAGCATCAATTATATCAATTTGAGGATCTATTATTTTTGAATTTATTAAAAGATCATTAATATCAAATATTCTTATATCGTGTTCTTTATTTTGATTGATATAAGATATAATTGATAATACTCCATAAGGCGGAGTCAATGTCGGAAGTTTCAACCCAGCCATCTTTGGGTTGTATTCATCAAATGGTAGATAAGGCGGAATTATAAATAATATTTTATTTCGCGGCATGTATATCCAGCCAGCCTAATGCTAAATTTTGATTATCAATTTCTTTCAATTCTTTATACTTCATGTACTGTGTCAAACATTCATCAAAAGATAAATATTTTTCATCTCGAAATAAATCATCTCCGAATAATCCGGAATGATATTTCCCGAATTTATAATTTATTGATTTATCTGTTTTATCTTCATTATTTGCCTGGTTAATAAGTTTAAATTTAGTATAATCGCAAGCATATAAAAAACTAAAAATTTTATAATAATCAAAGCGCGATAATTCAAAACTTAAAAATAAAGGACCTTGACCAACAAAGGATGGATCTATTAACCATGCAAATAGTTGCCGTATAACTAAAAAATCTAATCCTTCAATATCTGTTTTAATAAAATACGGTATTCCATATTCTTGAAATAGATATTTTAAATTTATTGTTTTTACTGATTGTTTAATAACAGTATCAGATGATTTCCAAAATGATACTTTAACGGGATCGCATGTGCTCCAGTCTGAATGTTCTTTATTGATATAAAATAAATAATCAATATCATTGATATCGTAAAATATCTTATTTAATAATATTAGTTGACCGGATTTTATTTCCGAAGCGAATCGATCTGTTCCTTTGTATATTAATTCTGGATTTGCATCAACCGCTATTACTTTATAATCCTTTTTTAAATAATAATCAGTATCATCTCCATTATGAAATCCAAGATCAAAAATTGTTTTTTCAAACACTTAACATTCTCCTTAATATTTTTTCTGCTGATATATCTAAATTAACAGGCATCCCCCGGATCAATTGATCGCATTCTCTGCAAATATGATATTTATTTCCTTTGAGCATATTCATTTGAATATTTTTAAGAAATTTTCCGTCCCATATTTGTTTTACAGATTGCTTATTAATATGTCCTAATAATATTCTTTGGTCCCAATCCAAGAAACAGATAGAGGCATAACCCGATGCTTGAAAAACCAGGGTATAAAATATATATGGACATATTTGAACATTATCTAATGGCTGCCCATATACTCCAACTTCTTTGTTTATATTATTAACTTTTGTATCGTACCAGCAATTCATCGTATGTTCAATACCCCTGCCATCACTGATGGGAGTGAATATATCAAAGAATTGTTGTTGTTCTGCTTCAGATAAATAGTCGCCGTTGATCTTAATATATATTTCACATTGTTTTTTATGTTGATATAAATAAGTTAAATTTTCGATAAAATTATTCCAACAGATATTAAATCCACAAAATTTTTTATATTGTTCAGCATTTATTCCTTCAATTGAAATATTTATTCGATCTATACCGGCATCAATAATTTCTTCAACATTAGTCCTGCCATTTGATTTCGGAGATCGATTAAACAAACTTGCGTTTGTTGTAGTATCTACTTTTAATACCTTATTAGATTGCTTCGCATAAGCAACCATATCTGGAAATTTTTTATTCATCAAGGGCTCACCGAATCCATATAACCGTATTGTTTTTATTGGATTTTTAAAGTCCTGTAAATCATCAATTATTTTCTTATATAATTCAAAATCCATAACTTGCGGATTTCTTATCTTCGAATTCATACAAAATTTACATTGAAAATTACAGGCATTAGACGGATCAATGAAAATAACGTATGGAGATTCTAGGGGGATCTCATTCGCTAAATCAGTTCTATTTTCAAGTTGTATTCTTTTCATCTTTTCCTTATAAAAATATATGTTTACTTTCCCGTACTGAAGTCGCAACGGTACAATTTTCGCATAATTTTAAGTTCGAGATATTTCCTTTCTTTATTTCCTCTCGATAATGTTTAAATAATGCATGATTATATAATTCGATAGGATCTTCATACAATATGTTTCCGATATGTATTTCTCCGAATTGATCACCGCAACAAAAACCTATTTCTCCATCGGAAAATATTTTAAATTTATATATTTCACCACAATATATGTTAGGTAATATTTTCGCATCTTTTGGTTTTTTTTGTAAATCATCGCCTGCGTTATTTACATCGTATGCTAATATCATGTCGCCATATTTTTTATTTAATTTCTTTGACCAGAATTTTAAAAAATCATCCCATTCGTAATAATTTATTTCCTGCCTTGTAAATCTAATTATTATTTTTACGTTTTTGTCTTGTTTCTCTCTTTCTTTTAGAAGAAAATCAATATTATTTATAATTCTTTCAAGTTTTAATCCCATCCTAATTTTTTCATAAACTGCTGAAGAAAATCCATCAATGCTAAAAATAAATACATCAATTCCCGCGGACAACAATTGTATAGTTTGGTCCTCGGTTAGATTCATTCCATTCGTAAATATTCCGACTTCGGTAAAATTATGATCTTTTGCTATTTTTATTTTTTCAGAGGTATGTGGATCAAGAAGCGTTTCTCCAAGTCCAAGCAATGTAAATATTTTAATATTATTTTTAATCGGCAACAATTTATAAACGATTTTTTCAAAAATATCGTTTGTCATAATTTCTTTTTTTCTGCTTCTCGCAATAGGACACATAATACATTTTGAGTTGCAATAACCGGCAACAGTCTCTATCTGTACTTGCGTTGGTATAATATTTTCCATTTACATAATCCTATGCGTATTTATATTTGTATTGTATCTGCCTTTTTCATAAAAAGATTTAAAAACTCCTATTTCTGATAAGATAAGAATGTCATCCGGCCATTTATTGCGAAGATTTTCAGCATATTGTCCATCGTCGCATGAAGATGCTTCCTGAAATCGTGTTTGTTTTAAAATATCTCCTCTTACGATCATTTGGCATAAATCAATATTAGCAACACGAATATCATTAAGATTATGTTGATATAAAGGAGCGGCAGGCCATTGATATGCAGTATCAGTAGGTGCCGGAGAGTTATCGCCTCTACTCGCTGAAAAAATAATTATTTTAGCATTTGTGAATTTCATTATTTTTTGAATAAATCCGGGAGCATACATATCATCATCTCCGAGAAATCCATAATAATGATCGTCAATAATAGTTGCCAATTCAATAAATCTATTTAATTTTTCGTATCCTACCATATAATGATTTTTGATTTCGGACACAATGGGTTGGATAAAAGATTCTGTCTCTTTTTCAAAATATTTTATTTCATGTGGCTCACATATAGGATGCCAATAAACATCCATATTTTTAATATCTTTTTTAATTGTTTCATGTAAATATTCCCGATAAAAAGCCATAACTATATGGAAATTTAACATTATTTTCGTCTCCTTATCTCATTGTTTCTTGCCCGCGAGTCATACTGCCAGGCTTATCGACATGTTGACACTGTATCTTCGAATAATTAGCCAACCTGAAATTATTACCATTTCGATGTGCGTCATAGCTCATCCATGCATCTGGGAATGCTCCCAAATTTTCTGTACTCCATCGGAAAGGAATTTTTTCAATGACTTCGCGTTTATAAAGAGAACAGCCGCTAAGAACATGATGCGTTTCCTGAAAGATAGTAGGATCTTCAAATAATTTTATATCATGAAAACCATGATAATAAATACCTCCGATTATATCTGCTTTATCGATAACTTCCATGAAATAATGCAGCCAATCCGCGGGCGGAATGACATCAGACTCGACTATTATAAAATATTTACATTTAGTTTCTAAAAAAATATTTCTTAAAAAGGAAAGTGATTCCGCGACGTTTCTCTGGAACTGAGTAGTAGGATCATCCCGGTCTACAAAGATATGCGAAACATGTATATTCCGATGGACATTTATACTTTTTATAATATCTTTAATTCGTTCAGCGTAACTGGCATGAATTGTATTATCAACAACGTGGATAGATGCATCACCAATATCGGATTGTAAAAGATTTTTAAAAAATTGTTCATCGCAGTAGCTTTTGCACTCGTGGCTATATATAGCAATAAAAAAATCAGTATAATTTATCATAGGATATAGCCCCTTATTAATGTTTTATTATTTTTTGATCTTAAATATTTGATTCTTATATCTATAGAAACCTTTTAATAGAGCGTCATTATTTTGCAAGAACTTATCTATTGATGGCATAATTTTTTCAACAAAAATTTCTTCTGTCGGATGATTCGGACTTTTTACATCCATAATATCATTATTTTTTGTTTTAATCGCCCAATATTGTTCCATAGCACGTGCGAAACATTCACAAGTCCTATTTTGATATTTAGATGTCTGTTTTTTTACCATATTTTTTCTAAATGTACTAGCTATTTCACCTGCAATATCTTCCGGATTATCTGATGCATAATGTCTGCCTGTTTTTTCACCGATATAATAATCCATAAAATGTCCCCACTCATGGGAGATAATAAAACCTGTTCCTTTGTCTCCATGTGCAGTTACACCAATTGCGTGCATAGAAGGAATAAACAATCCGATAGCCTTTCTTGCGTGCATCATCTTATCACCAGCATGGGATATCTTTAGCCCAAATGTTTTAGCCATTGATGATTTATTCCCGAAAACGGAAAAAAGATCATCCATTGCAGATTTAATTTCCTGAATTTCTAACTCATTTATTTCTGCTCCGTTTTGACGTTTTACTTTTACGCCGTAATCCTGTAATAAATTATCTTTAGTTCCTTTGTCGCCGTATGCAGTTTCTTTTCCCTTCGTATATGTACTGTAATAATCTTCAAGCTGAATTTCCATATCTTCTGTTTTCTGTTTTAAATCCTGACGCAACCAACGATAAATTTCCCATAAATTTTTAGTTTCATAACGGCTCCCGCCGGTAAAGCTATTGATAAGATCCATTTGATGGTAAGAAATTTTATTCTCAGGCAGCATCGTAATACGCTTTTTCCTTGTACGCAATGCCTGGTCTTCTTTTAATTTAGCCTTTGCTTTCTTTAGATAATAATCCTGCGTTGCGGCGAATACATCTCTATTAACTATCGCAAAATTATTTTCACCTATTTCTTTTCCCCAATCTCTGATACTCGGAGCCATTCTTTTAGCATTAAGCGCTAACAAATATTTATCTTCACCGAGTTTATATGCAGGAATAAAATAATTTGACGATCTGAAATACGCTTCGTCAACTTCAGGAATATATGCCGGACGGGGATCGGTTAAAATAGTCTTTTCCTTTGCTAGATATATATCTTTCGGCCTTACCGCTGTATAATCTTTGGCTATATATTTTACAGGCTGTTTATCTTTGCCGCTGAATGGAATTTCAACCTCTGTATCAGTAGGATTAAATTTTGATACCGGCATTATTACATCCTCCTGTTTTATTTCAGGAATATCCAATATCTCACGTTCAACTTCATTCCGTGTTTCCGGAGTCGCTTTATTTATAGCTTCTGCGATTTTAATGTCTTTTTTCTTCTGCTCAGGAGTTTCTTCTGTTGACATTTCGGCTGTCTCTTCCTCCTCCTCCGCCGGTTGTGCAGGAGCAGATTCTATAACCGGTTCGGCAGGAGTTTCTATCTTTTCTATGATTTTTTCTTTTTCAAATCTTTTTAATTGTTCATTTTGACCATTTAAAACCTGAGTCCATTTATTAATATAATCAGTATAAACAGATTTTGTATCGAATGGAACTTCCCCTCTTTTTTCTCTATATCCTTTTATGGTTTTTTCCGTGTCTTTAATGTTTCTTTTTAAATTTTCTATTAAAAGAGATTGTTCACTGCTATCCATTTTATAAAAATTTTGTTTTATTTCATAAGATGATGGATTATCTTGTCCAGTTAATTCTTTTGCCCTTTCTTTTGAAATATCCGGTAAAATAGATGATTCTTCCAATATCTCAATAGCAGGTGTTTCCTTTTTCCCATAAATATTAAATATCTCCCGCATAACCTGCAATTTGAGCCCGGTCATACTCTCTTTCTTTTCTTTCTTTTCGGCAGGCTTTTCTTCTTTCTTTTCTTTTTTCTCAGGCGTTGTTTTTTGTTCTTTCTTTCCGGAAAAGAATTTATCCCACTTTTCTTTATTCATGAAATAAGCAGATACATGAGACTTCCAACTGTCCCAAGTTAAATTATATTTCTTCCCGATCTCATGCGATTCGTAATCTTTCATTACCTGTTTCATCGCCTGATTCTTATCCTTGAAATTAAAGAATCCGGCTATTTTTGACAACCAGCCTTCCTGTTGATCTGCTTTAAATTGATTATATTCTGCTTGAGTATAGAAATAACTGAATCCTTTACCGTTGGCTTTCGGGACTCGTTTGACATATTTATGTCCGGGACGAATATCGCCGGAGGCTTTCTGTATATTTTGTGATTTAATATTATTTTTTTTACGATAGAATCCGAATGGAATATCTAAATAGTTATTTATAATTTTATTAATATCTTTCATTTAATCAATCTCCTCTAAATATATTATCGTTTTGTCGAACCATTCCTTTTCTATTTTTTCTTTTTTTATTATTTTATATTTTCCTTTAGGAATTACAATTTCTTTTTCATGCTTATATAATGAAAATGGACTTATGTCTACACCACGAGTATTATTTGCAATTATAAATTTTAAATTGAATCGTTCTTTTGAACCATGTTTTAAATATCCTCCCGGAGCAGAAAATGAAGACATAGAATCAATTTCAAATATATCATTTTCTTTAACTGAATCGTATAATTGATCTTTGAAATCTTCAAATACTCTAAAAATTTCACCATTATATTTAGGAGCATTTTGAATATATTTTTTTAATGTATTATATATTTCAAAATGATTTTTTTTTAAACCTATATTTTTTTCTTTATCAATAATTCCTTTATCTATCTTTTTAACAATACTGCTATTCGCTATACCATCATTATCTTCAGTCCATGCCATTATATTAAAAAAATTTTCTTCATTTATATCTATTTTATCTTTTTGATTATTAATTAAAACTTTTTTTCCTGTACCCAATCCTATATTTTCCTCTGCTTTCCCTCCCTTTTTCCCTTGTCCTTCCCTATACCAATATTTCCAACCGCCTTTCCCGTCCGGTTCTCTGCGGATATACTTTGTCGGACGAGCCTTAGTCATATCAATTTCATAATCTTCATAACCAGTCTCTTCTATTCGTTTTATTTTAAGTACGGGTTTGTGATACCAATCATATGTAACCTGTTTATTAACCTGTTCAGTAATTTTTTGTTTTTCATCTTCAGATAATGTTTTAGTAGAATTATTATTCGGAAGATCAGCGTACATGCTATGAATAATATTATTTTTACCATCTAAATATATTTTACTCATTTTGTTACCTTTTTATATTCAATATTAAAATCATTTTTTAAAACAGAAGATTCTTGTACCAAATCCCAAAATATTTCCCGATGTATTTTCTCCGCTTTATATGGAGTTATTTCTTTTGATTTAACTTTAGGAGTTAAAATACTAAAAACTTTTTCATTAATGCTATTTAAGACATTTATAAAAGTAGTATTTTTATTCTTCAAATCATAAGATTCTCCAAATTCATCTGAATTTCTTGATTTTTTTTTGTGACTAATTTTAAAAGAATAAATATCATTTGGAGTCTTTACTCTTATTTCTTTTATTCCCAAACTCAGCGCTAAAAATACATCCTCAACACTAAATGATACATCTTCAGGATGAGTATGCGTCAATATTTCAATATTTCTTAATTGCTTTACCTCGTTCTCATCAAATTCTATTTTATCATATATTCCTTCTTTATGGAATAAAATATTTCCATCTCTATCGATAACATTTACTTTTTCCTTTCCTGAAGGATTTATATCTTTTTCTATATTGTTTGTTGTTAATAAAGATGCTTTAGAAGTTTCTGAATGACCGATTCTTTCCTCAAACCCGATTAAGTTATAATTAAATAATAAATTATGACTATCAAATTTCATTTTTAACTTTATATTTTCTTCATCATTTTCACCTTTAAATTTTTTTTTTATGTCTTCTTTATAAAAATATCTATACCCGCCTTTCCCATCGGGAGACCTGCGGACATATTTATGACCGGGGCGGATGTCACCGATGGCTTTAGCAAGAGATTCTTTTTTTAAATCAGGATAATCTTTTAATACTTCATCAGGAACACTTTTACCTATTTTAAGAGCATTTTTAACTGCGTCTTTATGTCCTTTATATTTTTTCCAATCATTGGTAATAAAAATCACAGGTTCGTCATCGCCGCCTGTTCCGATCTGTCTTCCTTTTCCATAATGAGTAATATTCCCACCTGCCATGCTTCCAGATATTGGCGTTACATATACACTTACGCCTCGTTCTTGTTTATTGTCCATGTGATTATAGCTTCTTCCGCTTTTCGGAGGTTGCCCTGATCTATAAAAATCTCGTTCCTCACCTAAAACATAAACATCGCCATCATTGTCTTTTGCATATTTTTTTGCTTCTTCGGCGTTATCAAACATTTTTATTCTTTCTTGTTCGTTCCATCCTCGGAATAACCATTCTGCTTTATTCTTCTTAGCAAAATCTATCTGTTCATCATAATTAGTGACGACTTGCATGTCAGCATAAGTTATTGGAGTACTTGCTTCATCTTTTGTTAATTGCCAAATTTCTTTTTTCGGAGTTAATTTTTTTAAATGACTTTTATATTCCTGTTTAGTTCTATTTTTTTCTTTTTCTATATCTTCCGATTTATCTATTTCATATGCTTTGCTTTCCATTGCAAACGGTTGTAAATCTGATGCAAAATATCCTCCTCCGAATATATAATGTTTCTCTGGATCATACGTGATCGTTTCTTTACCATTATTATATTTGGCCTCAAACGATTTATTATTTAGAATTGCTTCTGATAATTTTTTACCAATATCAACATTGGCTTTATCTTCTTCATCTTTTATTTTATAATTTTTAATTTTTCCTAAAAATTCATTTTGTAACCTTTGAAGTTCAGGCTTAATTTCATTAAATTTATTTTCTTTAATTTTCAACAAAGAAGACGGTTCTTTTAATTCATTGTATAATCTTTGTTTTTCTTTATGAAAATCCACTTTCGCTCCTTTTGCTTCACCCTGCCCCTCCCTATAAAAATACCTCCATCCACCTTTGCCGTCAGCCTCTCTGCGAATATATTTTGTTATCCGAGCTTTCTCCATATCCTCATAATAATCAGGATCTTCGTCAAGGCGCTTTATAGCCATTCTTGTCGCAATCAATACATTGCCTGCTTTCTGCAGCTCAATTTCTATGGCATCGCGAAGCTGACGCGGTGAGTAATTTTTAAAGAGTTTCATAATTTTACCTTAACTTAAAATCAAAATTTATTGCTTTTGCATTAAAAAATTGCTGACTAAAAATAATAACTTTTTCAGGATCAAATTCCTTACAGGAAAATAAATTTATATAGCAATCATTATGTCTATTATCTTCTCTGCAATGTATCGTAATGCTGGATGTCATTAAAAACTGGAATGCAGAAATTCCTTCTATGTCGCCTTCTCCGAATCTCTCCACGATGCATTCACCATAAGGCTTCATTTTTATTAATTGCAATATATCATAAATATATTTTTTTATTGGTTCTTTTTGTGTTATGCATAATCTATCGCAGTCGAATAAATCAAGTATCAGTTCATAGCCCCAGTGCTTTTTCTGCTCCATGCTTTTATTCCCCCAAAGATTTAATTTCTGTTTTATATCCAAACGGCTCATTTAAATTGCCGGACTGAATCCATTCCCTGATTTTTTTCGTATTGGTCTGTCTTATCGAAATTAATCCGTCCCATCCTTTTTGGTAATTTGATAGATAAGCAGCCTCGGCCTCTTCTATATTGTCAAAGCCTAACATGATTTTATGCTCATCGAACAAATTATTTTTTCCCTGGTTGACAACGAAAGCTCTCGATGCCCCAATTTTATCTCCTATAAAAACATCAATAGGATCATTGTCAGCGGCCTCCGTTCCTATAATATAACCGTAATGATTTTTCATCTTCGTCAACCATTTCCGGCCAGATTCGTCAAACCCCCAGCGGACACTTCCTTTCGGATTTTCAATGCGAATACGAAGTCCCTTATATTCAATTAATCCTTTACGGTAGTTACCGCTTTCTTTCTGCGCGGGAGTCGGATCGGTATCAGTATCAATATGCTTTAATTGAAATTTTACCTTCTGTATTTCTTTCGTCGGATTCAATGTCTCTTCGATAATTGCCAGTATCTTATCTATCTTTTGCGGGAACAGAATTGCCGTCCCTCCGGCATCCTTCCACGGCTTCAGGTTCCTATCCATGTCATCGATCAATATACTTTTCTCGTCAATTACATACGGCGATTTATCAACTGCAAAAATAACGTCAAATTCTTTTCCGACATTTTCCTCCAACCACGAAATTTTATCCCATTTACAATACTGCATATTTTCCATCGGAGTCGTCAAGAATACGATTTTATATTTATTCCGCAGCTGATTCAATAATTCCATGCCTTCAGGGACAACTTTCAATTTCCGGAAAAAATGAGGGTCTTGCAAACAGACCTGATTTATGGTAAAGGAATCGTCTGCGTATGCGTTGCGGCCAAAGAATTCTTTATATCCGCGGGCGAAGTCAGCGATTACGCCATCGAGATCGAAAAATATTATTTGTTGTGTCATATTATCTTGCCTTATTCTTATATATTCGTATAGTTTCTTCATCTACCTGATTGTACCAAAATTTACGAGCAAATCGGGCAACTTCGGTTTCCCATACAGGAGCATATTGTTTGAATATATCGATCATTTATCAATTTACATAATCATAATTAATTTTTTATTTTAGGAAATTTACAAATTGCTAATATCTTAGCATTTGTCATCTCAATTTCTCCAGGATCGTTTCCTTCGTTTGTATTATTATTAGTTCCTAATAATAATATTTCATCTCCTAAACTTTTATATTTTTCTATTTCATCCATAATTTCATCTATAGAATTTGAATCTGCTAACCATAATGCAGAAGTTCCATGTTCTGTATCTGTTATTTTTCCATCTGGTTGATAATAGGACGATTCAGCAATATCTCCTATTTTAACTTTAACATGTTTTCCAGTTTTTGGATTTTTACTATTAATTCTTAATCCATAAATGTTATATTCATTCGATTTTAAAATATTTTTTATTTGTTTTTTAAATTGGTCTTTATAAGGTTTTTCTTTCTTCTTTTCTTCCCCTTTTAATTTTTTATATAATTCTTTTTCTAATTCATAAGCTCTATTATATAAATTATCCATTTCATTTGTATCTTTTTCAGGCCATAATTCAGTCCTATAACCTTTTTCATCTTTTCCATATTTTTCTCGTAACCTTTCTTCAATTTCTAGTGCTTTATCTCTATATTCTTTTTCTCTTTTTTTTAATTTTTCCATATTGGCTTCATTTTCATTTTTTTCTCCTCCATGTTTTTCTTTTAATTCCTTAACTTTATCTTCCACGGTTTCACCTTCCTTTAATGAAATATGCATCCCATGAATAGTATTTCCTAAAGATAAAGTATCTCTTCCATAATCATAAATCCAACCGCCCTTGCCGTCCGGCTTCTTATTCTTATATTTATGATTCGCTTTCGCCTTTTTCATCTCGTCCCAATCGATCCTGCCGTTGACGACCGGAACCATCGCCTTGCCTAACGTAATCCATTTATGACCGTCCTCATATCTATTCATTGCCTCAGCCTGCACTTCCTCCGGCACCTCTATATCTTTAATCTCGTCAAATAGCCCTTTCTTGAGGATAAAGCTATTGCTAGTAATATCGAATTTCGGTTGCAAATATTCGAATAATTGTTCCTTGCGGAGATCCCACATATCCTTGATAATGGCTTCTTTTCTTTTGCGGTCGAATATTGCCTCCAACAAATTGAGTCCTTTTTCGTCTTCAAATGCTAGGATATTATAAAAAGATTTACTTATAAGTAAACTCTTGAGATACCATTTATAGACAGTGCAGAATACTTCTTCCTCGGATGATTTCTCCCACTCAAATTCATAGATAGCACCCGGCCTGAGCAATTTGAAATGTTCATAAAATTTCTTTCTCTCATCGAATTTAACACAATCGCGCCAGAAGATATGCCCGATCTCATGCATGGTATTATCGATATATTCCCTGTCATCATATAGGCTGATATTGTTTCCAAGTATCATTGATACTATTTTTTTCTTTTTCTGGTCGTCTGTCGACTCTAAAAAATTAACAATTACGCTATGCGGAGGGAGAAAAAGTTCTCCGACCTTCAGATTGCCGAAAACCATATTAAACCGGTTAATTTGGTCGCCAAGAGAATCTTTCGGCCAGTCCTGCTTTCCCATAATAATGAAGGGATCGCGATTATCATTCGGTACTGGCGCAGTGGAATTCTCATCATCAGAAAGACGTAAAGGGGGTCTATCTTCAAAATCTTTCTCATCTTCAATTATAACTGCTTTGACAAGGCGCTCAATACTGATTTTTTCTTTTTTATCGGATATGAATTTATCGTCTGTGGGGTCGAATCCGATTATTAAATTATTTTGAATAAAAAACGGGCTGGAATCTACAATCGCTTTTTTTAATTCTCCATGAGAATATTTTCCATAAGAAATATTATATTTTTTTTCTAAACTTTTTTTTATTTCTTCTATGGATGTTTCAGGAGAATATTTATTTTTTTCTGATAGTTTTAAAATTTTTTCTTTATCCATTTATTTTTTTCCTGCTGAGATTTATTTATTATATGAGAAAAAAAAATAAATTTTGTCAAGAATTAAAAAATTTTAAAAAAAATAAAAATTTCACATTGTATATTCTTTTACTATCTCGCGGCAAAAAGAAGAAACGACTTCATGTATCTGTTTATTGACTTCAGCCAATACTTTAGGGAAAACCGGCTCGGCAGCCACGCCCGGATGTATCCATCCCGTAGACTTTTCGCTTACTACCCGGAATATTCCATATTGTTCATGATGCTGCCGGGTAACGAAACGGGATAAACCGGTAACATCCACATCTTTTCCTTTAATGGTTAAAGTACCAGATTTTAATCTTTTGCCGGATTTGACAATATTATGCATTTCTTGTGTCATTTCCCTGCCACCGAATTTAGATTGCATTGAGCCCTGTTCGGTCTTGCGCGGCGCGGCCACGGGGAAGGGAATGACCATGTATTTTACTCCGTCTGAGGATACTTTTGCCTTTTCGCTTTTGAGCAAGGCATCCTTGATACTAAACGATTTCATCCCCGTCTCGACCATTCGAACATACATCATATTCGGTTTATTTGATGTTTTATCGATTAAATCTTCGTCAACATATATCTCCCCGACATTTCCTGTAACTTTAGCTTTTATTGCAGCAGCATATTTGTCACCCCATCCTGTACTTACGTTTCTGGCCTCTGATTTCCAACTCTCTTGCATACCATACGTTAAAACAGCCACAACAGAAGGAAAAGCCTCATCAATAGCTTCAACTATTTTTATAAATTGTTCTTCTGATAATTGAGAACCGACCGATTCTAATGTTTCTGCAATCGAATTCATAATCATATTTTCATCTATATTAAAAATCATATAATATCCCTTTAAAATAATTGATTTTTATTTATTATATAAATACAATGGATAAAAAATCAAGGAATATTATGAAAAAATATAATACTGGTATATATCAAATTGTAAATCAAATTAATAATAAAAGATATATCGGAAGTGCAGTAGATTTATATAATCGAAAACATATTCATTTTTCTACTTTAAAAAATAATAACCATAAGAATAAACATTTACAACAGGCATATAATAAATATGGAAAAAATAATTTTACATTTAAAATTTTATTATTATGTGATAAAAAAAATTTATTATTTTATGAACAGCGAATTATTGATAGTTACTATTTTAATAGTTTATATAATTTACTTCCAAAAGCAGGAAATTGGTTAGGGCATAAACACACAGAAGAAACAAAACAAAAAATATCTATAATAAAAACAGGGAAAAAATTATCACAAGAAACTCGGAATAAAATGTCTAAGAGTAGAAAAGGTAGAAAAATATCAGAATATCAAAAACAAGCACTTATACAAGGCAAACGAAATGCTACCATATCATTAGAAACAAGAAAAAAATTATCTACTATAGCTAAAAATAGAATATTATCATTCGAAACAAAACAAAAAATTAGTAATAGTTTAAAAGGACGCATATTTACAAAAGAAACTAGAAGAAAAAAATCTTTAGCACAAATGGGAAACAAAAATCATAGATTTGGAAAACATCCTTCGAAAAAAACCATAAAGAAGATGCAAGAGTCTCAAAAGAGAAGTAAACATCATTGTGCAAAAGCTATATATCAAATTGATAAAAATACAAATTCTGTAATAAAAACATGGTTTTGTATTAATGATGCGGCTGATTTTATATCTATATCTAGTACATGTATTTCTATAGCTTGTAAAGATAATTCAAAAACCGCTGGCGGATATAAATGGCAATATGTTAAATAAAATCTTATTCTATAGCCTCCTCGAATATTCGACGGAACGAAGGACTTTCTCTATTTACAGGAATTGGATTAGATGTATTCCGTTTCCATTCGTCTAATTTAAAATTATATTGAGCTGCATCAACTGCTTGATAAATATTATTATTAAATTGCACAATGTCATTACCAATTTTTTTTGGATTATTGGAGTCTATTTCTTCTTTTGTTTTTTCGGCATAATCTATTTGTTGTGGAACGAATTTATATTTTTTTTGTTTATGCTCTACATCGTCTGTTTTGGAATTATAATATTCTTCATCTAAATTTATAGGTTGCATTGTAGCTTTATTATGGGGATGGGCAGGACACACTGCATGAAACCATTCTTGTTTTTTTCTTCCAATATTATTTTTTCCGATCCACAATGCATAATTTGTATTTGGATCTTTAATCCCAATATCGGATAATAATTCAGTATTTTCTCCAGCGATAATTGACGATGGAATCAATCGAGCAATAGTTCCTCGAACACTTACACAGAAATCACACGTCCCACCTATCCTAACGAAATATTGTGCCCTACTTGGATCTTTCAACGATGCCATTGCATCTGCTTCATAAGGTGCGAGTATCCCCATTTCATATATAGATGCCATTTCAGTCGAGGCAATTCTATTCCAGTTTTTCTTTAATGTTTCAGCACTGTATCTATTCGTTAAATTTTCATCTCTTTCTATATTCCAAAATAATTGACTTCCCACTTCTACCGGGCTCTTATTTTCTTTTATCCCAGTCTCAATCTGCTGCCGGATAGCTTCCTGTAACTCGTTGTTCGATTGTTTAACGTACATGGCGATGGATGAATACGTCTTGTTCAGTGCATTCTTTTCCGATTTATTAAAGTCATATTTTTTATAGGCCTGAGCGAGCGCGGACGGCATTTTTCCGTTGTATTGATCTGCAATAACCTGATGCAAGGATTGATTCTGATATGGTTTTTTCTTCTTTCTGAAGGCAGTCGTCTGTTTTCCCAGGATATGTGCCTTGATGGTTACGTCCTCGGCCACCGTGTCCGCGTATTCACTCCAATAATTATCAATAGCATTATTGAATTTACGCCATTGCCTCGGCGTTAGCGGTTTCCCCGATCCATATATCTTTTCTTTATATCTAAATTTCGGAACTTTATAATGAAAAATATTTTTAAATCGGCTGAGAATAGAATCCCATAATTCGGCTTTCTGCATTGTCGCAGGATGCTTTGTCGCTAATTTATATGCTTCTGATTCCTTTAATCCTAAATTAACAGCAACGCCGGTATAAATTTCATCGATAAGAGCAGACATATATGCGTTCCAATATTGCAATAATTCTGCTACATATTTAACGTCGTATTGTTCCTGCTCTTCCTGTTTCTTGTCCATGCTTCAGATTAAAAACAGATAATAAAAAAAGTCAATTATAAAATAGGAAACCCCTTATCGGGAGTGAATAAGGGGTTTCCGTGGAACATTAAAGCAAGCTGTAAAGATCGTATAACTTTACGCATCTCATATAAGCAGGAGTCTTATATGAGGGTAAATTAATATATATCAAAACACAGCAATTCTTTTTGTCAATTATTTTTTTTAAATATTTTTAAATAAAATGCTTGACAAATTGAGAGCAATAAAATAATATCTTTATATTAAGAAATTAAAAAATGAGAAAAGACGATGACAACTTACAAAACAATCAATGAAGCAATCGAAGCCGCAAAAAACCCGACGGAAGCAAACAATGGACAAAAAAATGCTTATGAAATATCGATTGAATTAGCCGAAACAGCTAAAAATTTAGTTGGAAAAACATTGAGCAAAGATGGAAAATCTATGAAAATTGAAAAATGGGTAAATCAGAATTATGTTGTATCCGCTAATGGCATATACATGATAAGCCCAGTAATGTACACAATCCAGATGTCAAAAAATTTTGAAATTAATTAACAAATTCCGTCCGAGTCCGGCGGGCGTAAAATATCGGACAAAAAAGAGGGGATATGACACAAGTGCAATTAAACGAATGGAAAAAACAAGCCGAAAAAGATAATTTACTTGATGATTATGAATATCATATCGGTATGGTAAGCAATCCATTGCCTTATCAACAATGGAAATTAAAATTTAACACTCTCAATGCAATACAGGCACGAGCCGATTATTATGATAATATGTCTCAATCATTAATAGATAAAGAAACAAAACTTTGCAATGAATTGGGTTATTAGCAGAGTCAAGCGGGCATTAGTCCCGCTGTAATGCGCAAGATCAGTGACAAGCCCTTGCAATCTTAATACCGGAATAAATACCGGACAAAAAAGAGGATGTATGGAAAGACAAAAAAATATTGAAAAGCTTATAGCATGGGCAAAAAATCAAGGGTATGTTTTTTGTGAAGAAGCTCTTGATGAATATGCAAAATTGATTGATAGAAATTTAACTCTTTTAACCGATTGGCATAATTCATTTGGTCAATATATAATAAGAGAAGAATAGCAGAGTCAAGCGGGCAATAAGTCCGCTGTAATATATTAACTTGTCTGCAAATCAAAATTTTTGATAAAGGCTGGTAATTATGAAAATAATAATTATTGTACTTATCCTTTTGCTTCCGTCAATGTCATTTGAATCCATTAGCATTAAAGAATTTGTCCGGCAAGAATGCCGCCGAAATAAAATATCTCCTGCATTATTTATGAATCTTATTCATGCGGAATCAAGCTGGCGACCACACGCTATGGGAAAACTTATTAAAATCAAATACAAAGGAAAATATATTCACACGCGGGCTATTGGATTATGTCAAATTATTCCTGAACTACATTATCAAGGAAATAAATATGATTTATTTAATCCAAAACTTAATATCAAAATAGGTATCAGAATATATAAAAATTGTCTGAGAAAAGCAAAAGGAAATCGCGTTCAGGCATTAAGATATTATAACGGTCAGGTCAAAAATAAAAATAATAAATATATCGAAAAAATTTTAAAAAGGAGAATTTAATATTATGCCGATTATTATATTTGGAATTCTTTTTACTTGTTTTATCGTATTATTGCTGGCTGGAATATACGGATTTATAATGTTAATTCATGGTCCACTTCACCGCTCAGATAAAGCAGACCATGAAATAAAATTATTATATGGAATTGATTTTACTAAGCTTTAACGTAAACCGAACCATCAATATTTTTAGTCGTCAGAACTTCTCTTATATCTTCATTCTGAATCAATGCCGCAGGCAGATCCAGTGCAACACCAATATCCTCATTCGCGAGCGCCCATTCCTGCAATACATCATTAACCTGATCCAGTGTATCAACGGCTATAATTACATCATAGTATTCTGTGCCATGTAATACCTGGCAATATCTAAGATTCTTGACGTTAGCCGTAGACGCTGCCGTTCCAGTATAAGTCTCGGCTTCCGCACCATCGACAACTAATGTTTCATCGTCGAAACTATATCCGGCCTTATGAATTTTAACGATATATGTACCATCGTCCAGATTAAAGGTTACTTGTCCTGAACTATCGCTTAATTCCCTCGCGTATAATACTGTACCACCTGCATCAAATAATTCAACACTGGCTTCTACGATATTAGCGCCTATTGCATCATGGAGTGTTAAAACAACTACATTGCTGCCGGTTGGACCGCTTCCACCGCCGCCAACCCAAGTCGTATCGCCATGGTCACGAATAGCTTCATTAGAGTCATCCGCCGGATCAAAATTCCCAACAGGAGTAATCAATGTATGATTCTTGCTCATTAAACCTTTGAGTTTATCAACTATGTCATTATATTTTGTTAAAGCATCTGTAAGTGTTGCGAGGGTCGTAATATTAGCCTTAAAATCATCAGGAGTTGTAACGGCGTTACTGCCGACGTAATCAACTCTGGCATCAACTTTACCCGTTGTTGTAAATATCAATTGATCCGTTTTAGTTTTAATGGCTCCCACTTCAGAATCAATATATCCGGCTATTGCGCCTAATGCCGATATAATACTGTCAATATCCGTATTTGCGGATATTGCAGCATCGGCAGCAGCTTGTGCCTGAGCGCTTGAAAGATTATTCAATGCCGCAATTAATGTTTGTAAAGCGGCATTGCCATAAGTGACTGAACTAACAATGGCTCCGGCATCAGCTGTTTGCTTAGTATTACCAGTATATGTATCAATAGTACCAACGACCCAATCCGCTAATTTCTTACCAATTGAACCAACGGCTGTTAAACCGGAAAGTAGCTGATTCCATATCGCAAGAATACCGGCAGAGGATAAGCTGAATCCGGTCTTATCAGATACGGCGATACTCTGTCCCGCCGTCAAATCAACAGTCTGATTAACTTTCGTCCCATTCGTTGTGGGAATGCCTCCGTTCGCTCCGGCTACGGCATCGGGTAAACTATTGATGGTTCCCGTTGGCGTTGCCTTATTAAAAAATTTGGTAAAAGCTGCTGCAATTTGTCCTGCTGTTTCCGTTATCGCAGTACCAAGAATTTGGATTAAGTTTGCCTTAACAACGGTATCGGGGTCCCATCCGATTGTAGGCGGATCGGCTTTGACAGCGGCAGCAATATCTAAATCTGTCGCTATTGCAGTAGTTGTGAATTCTCCTATAAACCCTGTCGGATTAACCGAACTAACAGCCAATGTACAAAATACCGCATATTCAGAATTAGCAAGAAACCCATTAGCAGTTGTACCTGGAACCGCTACCTCAGCGCATCCATTGGGATAGCTTACATGAGTTAATATATACGGAGTTGCGGTATAGACAGGAGCTGCCGAAGCGGCCGCGCCTTTCAGCCTTACATACGCGGCATGGTCTGTGCCATCGGCGCCTGTACCTGTGATATCATTGATACCAAAATTAAAAATAAATGTACTTTCAAGAGCTTTATATTGCATTGATCAGTCCTCCGTTTATTCCTACCATTGCTCCCCCGCCTGTTCCGCTTATTGTAATTGGATTTTCCAAAACTACGGTTACGCCGTAAGCTGTTACATAATTTCCATTTGGAATTTTATTAACGATAGAATCTCCACCCGAAGCAGATGCAATTTCGGCCTCGGTATAAGTCGCAAGAGCCCCGCCGACAGCAACATCAAGATCAGCATTACTTCCAAGTCCTATTCCAATAAGAATGCCATCGTCATCTGCATCTTGTACGTAATATCTTGATCGGATCCATTCTCCTGCGCCGCCTTCCGTAATTAAAGCCCATGCTTCTTTTGCACCTATACCGAATAATCCTGTTTTTCGTACCCAACCTGTTGCCGTATCATAAGCACATCCAGTCACAGAATATAATGGTTCGCCATTTGCACCTTGAAAACTGCTATATGCACCTCCGGAACTATAGGCACCGCCATTGTTATCTGACATTCCAGAGCGATCACCTTGTCCGCCGACTACGATTGTTTTTGCAGGGTAAGAAGGAGATGGGGCGGTAGGAGCAAGCTCATAAACCCCCACATCCCAACTTCCAGTTCTAGTTGTATTTAAAAAATCGTAATTAAATGGATAAGTTACGTCACCTGATAAGTCAACACCTATATCTTTTAATCCAGAACTTGATCCTATTGTAGCGTTACAAGCTCCCGCAGTTACATTGGTAAAATAAGCCCCAGAGCCAATAGCACATGCAACTACTGTTGAACTAAAAGAACCGTCTGAAGAAGCATTATTGGAATGGTTTTGAGTGCCATTATAATATCCGGCAGTAAATGATCCAGAAGTACCCGCGTAGCAATTTTTTAACGTATTCGTTCCATTTGTAGAACCATAAAATCCATACACTGAAGCATTTATTGATACACAATTATATATCGTTATTGCAGAGGAACTTGCACACGTAAAACCTCTTTTTCCGCCATATGCTACGCAGTTTATAAATATATTTCCAGTACCGTAGTTATAAAAACAATATCCATTGCTTCCTACTCCTATATCATATCCAACACAATTTATTATTTTGCAATATGATGAGTTATTTATACTTAAGCAATTATCTCCGTTAGCGGAAGAATTTTTAATTCCTATACCTTTAATTACAGTATAAGATACTGCCGATATATCTAGAACACTAGTATAAGCTCTACTAACTATCAGTCTATATCCAGCCGTTCTATTAATATTGCATTTTGCATCGCCAAGCGTTTGTATTGTAATGAATCTAGTTGCATCTGTAGTAAAACCTGTTATATTACAATAAGCTGTATCGTTTAGGGCATCCCATCCGGTACCGCCTATAATTTCGCATACTTCTAATTCATCAGCAGTTACTAAGTTTCTAGCCCTAGCTGCAACCCATGCAGCCATTGATGTATATGCATAAGCTCCGTATTTAGTAGTCTCAGCTCCACTTAAAGAATATCCGGTTGGATAAATACAACTATATACTGTAGTAGCCATTTATTCCTCGGAAAATAAAACTTTATTATTCTTTATAGATAAGTTTTCTTTGAATTTCTCATCTTCATATCTTGCTAAATGATTTGGCATGTCTGTTATTTCAATCCAGTCTTTTCCTGATTTATATACATGTTTTATCTCTGGTTCGTCAAAAGTCCATTCTATAGTTCTTGATTTTCGTACAACTCTTATTTCTGGTATAGACGTATCATGGTTCGATTTAGTTAATAAAAAAGAATCTGATATCTTTACAATATTAAATTGTATTTTTTCAGAAGAGCTAAATTGATGATTATCGGGAAAAATTCCTATAACATCATTCACTTCAGCCTTTCCTTCTTTTTTTGTAATATTATTTATAAGTAATATCTGAGACATATTTTTTAAACCCCCCCTTTTTATATTGTTATTAAAGTTCCCTTACCATCGGGATCGTTTTCATCATAAACATAATTCTCCGACCATTCCGGTGTTATCGTATTTGTCGCAAAGTATCCCCATGCACTATCACTCGGTAACAAAGTAAGTCTATTATTTGTTATAGAATAAGGCAATGTAGTGCCAGTTGTACCAGTCAAATGTATAACATATGAAGATGATTCAAATAAATTCCCTGTTACTGAAACCCCATTTGTTATAACATACCCACTAGCAGGTTGATTAAAAAATGCTCCAGTACAGTGCACACGAACAAGTTCATCATCCATTAAAATTCTATTATTTGATACTATTACTCCATCACCTTCACTTGACCAAATACTCATTCCCACGCAATGATCGTTTGAATCTACTTTATATAAAACATCATGTATGTAGTTTTGAGATATAATCGTTTGCCCATTTGTATTATATGCCATTACTCCGGCATCACAATGATGTAAATTATTTCGTCTTAAAATACTATTTGTAAGAGATAGACAATTATGCGCCCAATCTTCATTTAATAATTCTCCCGAAACTTCACAATCCTCCATAGTCCCACCAACTAATTCAACAAAATACATTCCTGATTGTAAAGCTGTTGGACGAAATAAACAATTTTTAAAAACCGTCCCGCCTTCAGGCGCACGTAAATATTTTGTATAAGTAAAAATTTTATTCTCAATAGTCTGATTCCCATAAACATATAAATAACCACCAGTGCCCCCGATCCATTGTGCCTTGCCGGCATCAGCACCATTTAAATCAAAATCCGTTAAAGCCGAATAATCTCCCTTTAATCCTATATTTAAAGTAGTTAAATTCCATCCATAAAGAGTACCTGGGGGTGGAGTACTACCACTCTTCAAAAACATTCCATATTTAGAATATATCCCCTTCTTAAATTTCCATAATGGACTCGGAGGAAATACTGACTTATCTATTTGGTATAATTTATCTAACATTTTCATAAGAAATCTTCTTTATCTGATTTTCCGGTGTTCTGAAAGAATATTTATTCATTTACTTAAAAGCCTTCTGAGCCACAATTTCTACACCAAAACTTCCTTTATCTTTAGGAATAATAAAACTGCATCCAATTGCTGCAAAATCCAATTGATATAAATACCCAGGATGAGCGAAATATCCTATTTTATTATTCCATCCCATTCCTAATTGAATAATATGCCGTGTCGTATTTTGTGCCTCAAATTCAAACATAAAATCTGCTGATTTACAATCGTCATAAGCTCTGCCATATAATTTATTCCCTTTTGTGTCTGCGACTACTTTAATATCCGAATTTGCACAATCCTTAGCTATTTGACAATCGGCGGGATTATTAATATCGGTATTTGCAGTATTTGTTTGATGTTGTGTCGGTCCAATTTCCGAATTCACAATTTTTAATTTTATATTCGGAAAATATATTTTAGTTGTTAAAACAGCAATAATTATTGAACAAATCCAACATCCGGCTATAATTTTATTTTTCATTTTCTTCTTCTTCATTGTTTAATGTTTTTAATTTATCTAAAAATTCCTTTTTATCGCTTTCCCGTCTATCATTTTTTTTTCTAAAAGGCCTGTTTGCAAAATGTTCTCCTACGTTCCCGCCAATCATTATCCCTGCCAAAAAAATCATAAATTGGATCATTAAATCCAATTTATTAATAGCGGCACTGGTAATATATAAAATATTAGCATTTAATAAAAAAATAAGACCAATTATAATTTTTCTTAGTCCGGTTAATTTCATCTGACTATATCCTTGACATCAGAAATACGAACAGGAGAACAGCCAAAATTATATTCAATATGTCCGTTGCTATTTGTGCATTCCCATTTTACAGTAAGTAATAAAATAATAAATGCCCAAACGATAATTTTATTCTCACGAATAAAATTCCAGTATTTTGAAATAGAAACCGATGCATTATAATTTTTTTTCATATTCTTGTTATTCCGTAACATTCTTTATCAATTTTTATAATATTAAATTCCTTACTAAAATATTCCTGCAATTTATCCCAATTAAAATTTCCAGGGCAATTTTTATATTTCCCGCTGTATTTCTGCCCGTTATAACCATGTCCACAAATGGTTCCGACCGGAAACAACCCTGAATAAGCATCAATCATATTAAATAGAGATTGATACTGCTCATTAGTATATTCAAATTTATTATCTACTTCGCCATTGATAAGTTCAATACCCAATGTAAATCGATCATGATGTCCGGAACTCGAATGATAACAAAAGAAAAGAGGAGATAAAATATTATAGACATTCCCATTCCTGTCTATTTCGGAATGGAATAATGATATTCCCTTTTTATACTGTTCTTCACGAGTGGTACCATCCGGCATAATACCACCTCTAGCCATCCAATTTAATACTCCTGTTGCTGACGATGCTATACCGGCTCCATGTATAACAATTTCTTTAATATCTTCGACGGAACGAGTAAGTACGTTTTCAATCTCTTGATCTTTTATATATTTTTTATAAATTCTGTTATCGTTTATTATATTCATGTTATTATTCCTTTTTTCCGTTTATTACCCCTTGATGATATTGTAAATGCCCACTGATAATGGAATGAGTATTTTCAATTTCAGAATGGATTTCTTTTATTTCTTCATTTATACGTAAACTATCTTTTTCATAATTATTTTTATTATCTCTTTCCATTTTAAAAAGATTATCTAGTTGTTTATCATAAGAAGAAATTATTTTGGCAAGCAATGCAGAAAATATAACCCCAGCAGTGCAAACCCAAAACCTAACATCATTGAATAAGCTATCCATTTATTTAATTTCCTATTGATCTGCCTTTTCTCGTAATTCATTTCGCCTTCTTTTATTTACTTCTATATTAAATATTTGTAAAAATTTATCAATGAATAATTCTCTATCTTTATACTCTACCGGATAAGCATACCGAAAATCAAAACCATCAAACAGAGCATCGATAAATCCCATACATAAATCCTCAGCAGACCTATTATGGTCAGCGAAATACAACTGATTTGCAACCCGTAAATATAAATTTTTCGCCATGCCAACCCCTTACTTCTTATCATAATTTTACCATCCGATAATTATAATTTTAGATGCTTATTATTAAGAAACTGTTCCAAAAGACCTCACTCTTTGAATTTTCTGTACCGTAGGAGAAGATGAATCTTTTTCGACTATCATCCTGCCAACCAATACGCAGCCTTCTTTAATTGCATCTGGCAAATCAGTAATCATATCAGATTCTTTCGCTTCTGCTAACGTACTGAATTTACCTGATAGAACATTAAACATAACTTTATTCGCGCTATCAATTGCCCGAAATAAGTAATTTATAACAAACTCTCCACCGGCCAGAGATGCCAATCCTGACCCGCTTTGATATTGAGTATTATTTATTTGATTATCAGCGGATGTCTGCCAATCCCCGCCAGTATCTTTATACCAGAGATGCATATCCGCATCAGAATCTTCAGTATCCATCGCGAGACAAGTAATGTCGCCTGTTCCGGTATTAACTACAATAGCATCAACATCGACATATAATGTAACGGCAGCAAGATCGAAATCATCAACTATAATAAATTCCTGCCGACTTTTTTGATTTTGTAATAATTTTTCCGGAAGAGCGTATCCGGCCTGGCCAATAGGAATTACATTTACTTCGCTATCAAAATATAAAATAGCACATACCGGAATAATTGAACTATAATTAAAACTTGCTGCGGATGTATATAATTTATAAACAGGCGCCCCTGCGGTATAATCAATTCCAATAAAATTAACTTCATCTGCTACAAGAGTAAAGCTGGCTGTTGCAATAGTATATTCACCGAATATCCCTGTAAATAATGCAGTTGACCATAAAAAGGCAGTACAGGCCGGCATAACATATAATCCACTGACTAAAACTTTCGGAAGAGTCGGGAACGTCCCGGATACTCCGGCATATCTCGGAAAATCCATATAAGCGCTAACTGCCGACTTTACATAAACATAATTATCGAGATCAAGATTTGTAAGCAGTTCGCTAATATCTTTATTTTGGATCAATTCCGCAGGGAGAGTCAGCTCTTCACCGATGTCAGTGTTTGCCAATGCCCATTCCTGCAATACATCATCCAATTCATCAAGATCGGTAAGTCCGACTAATACGTCATAATACTCTTCATCGTGTAATATCTGACAGTATCTTATATTCTTTGCTGTTGCCATATTATTGTATCCTCTTATATTAACATAATTGCTTTATTCATAGCTTCATCGGCTATGTCATCTATTTCTTCATCAGAAAAATTATCAGGGTTGCCTTCACCGCCCTGTGATTGCATTGATTGTGCCTGTTTAAATTGTAAAAATACGGGATCAAGAATAATATCTCCCATGCCATCCTTAAGCGGCGGTAAATCTTCTTCTGCCCGAATTTCATTAATCGTATGCGTTGTTTTAACTTTCTTTTCTCGAAGTTCTACCTCGAAACTTTTATCTTCGGTAGATAATCCGTTAAATTTAAAAATAAAATCTTTAGCAAAATCATATCCGCTAACTTTTGCAAATTTATTTACTATGTATGCAAATCCACCAAGCAGTTCACGCACACCGCGATTCTTAGAGAATAATTGTTTTGCGTCCTGATTTTCGGAAAGTACGGCCTGCGCCTGGTTTAATCGAAGTCCTAACTCCGCAGCATCAACTCCCATAACGGAACATGTAAGCGCCCCTACAAATTCCATATATTTCTGATATTCCATGTCCCGATTATTCGGAAACATATTAAGAACTTTGGCGTCACCATTAAGCAGCGGAATATTCCATTGCCCGTCCATAGCCTCAAAATTAGCTGCCCATTCGTCCTGTGCGTCTTCTAGTTCCTCAACAGTATATCCGGATTCCTTGCCCATCGCAATAGCTATTTTAGGGATAGACCCGCGGGAAAGGCCGTTACTGTTAAATGTAACAGCATTCATAAAAGCTACTATCGCTATATTCGCTTTCTCCGTGACAGATAGACCTTGTTTATAATATCGGACTTCGTTTAATTCATTGCCGAGATCATAAACAACATCATTTTCACGAAAAGCTGCTGTAACACCTCCACCGGCGCTACCATATAATAATTCCTGGATATATGCAATTTCTTCCATCGGCGGGACCTGTTCGAGTTTTGCCTTTCTTAATGCATCACTGACTTTACTTAATCCGTTTGGTATGCCGAAGCCTATTTGAGATAACGATCCGTAAAATCCTCCAGGAAGAACGGGAAGAATCGTTGCACCGTCAAGCACCCACAGTGCCACCGTTTTGCCTGAGCGATCTCTTTCAATTTCCCATACGACTTTATCAATTAAAATTCTATCCCGAACATATTTAACTAATAAATCTTTAAAATCATCGTGTTTAGGTTCAGCACCCTGATAATCCGGCCGGTATGTTTCCTGAACTAAATTTTCTAAGAATTCTTTTTGTTTTTTTTGATTAGAATTGAGTGTTGCTTTCGGATCTTTTAAAACGAATTCCCATCCGGGAACGTCTTTATCATGGGATATATGAGAAAATTCAAGAGCTTGCTGAATGCGAAGAGTTATAATCGCCCCGACAATACCATTACGCCTTTCGATAAGGCGCAATAGTCTATCAGGTATTTTATCTTTTGGATAAACAACATGATTAAAAGAAGTGTTATTGAGCCAGTCGTACTGAACGCCTTTCGCAACAGTTTTAAAAACCCTTTTATCGAGTCTTTTGACTGCCGATTTAGCTTCTTTTATTGCTTTATCATAATCAATTAGTTGCTGTTCCTTCGTTGCCATTTTCGCCTATTGACTTATCATCAACCGGCGGATTCGGATATGAAGGCGGAACATCTTTTTTGGATTTGTCTTTTTTGGCAGCATTTTCTTTCACCTTCCCGTCCTTACCTTTTCCGGTAGACGTAGAATTTTTATCGGGTGCTGCCTTTTCTTTATCGATATCATCATCTGCGGATGCATCGGGAGACTTCTGCACGGGTATAGATACAATATTAGAATTAGAATTAATATATACCGTGTCGTCAAGCACAATTTTGCCACCCTCCTCAGAAATTACTATCGCCATCATCGTCCAAAAGAAAGCCAATATTTTCGGGACGTTATTATCTCCTTTCGGCAAAGAATCTTTAGGTGTTCTCGCCCAGGCCTGTTCAAAAGTTTCCTGAAATTTCATAATTATTTTTTCTCCTTATATTTTTGTTTTTAAATCATCGACTATTTTTTTAGGATCGTATTCATGGCGATCTGCAAATTCTGATTGTTTGCCCTTATTAAATTGATCAACGGAAGCGTAATACCCCACAACTCTTGAAAAAATAAGACAAGGAATTTTCTTTTCGATTGCAATATCATTCATTTCATTACCTTCCTCAACGCTGTATTTATTCGTTTATGATTAAACGATTTATCAAATAGTTCCTCAATAGCATGATAAATTTCATGCGTAACTGTCTCCGTAAACAAATCTTTAAATGCTAATTCTTTATTTTCGGCGCAACAATTTAACATAGTATCAATATCAATAACAACCTGCGCAATTCCTTTTTTCTTTACTGAACCTTTAATATATCCACCGAATCCGCGACCAAGTAATTGTTTAAAATTAACGGTAACTTTCAAACTACCCTGCCTTCAATAATTTTTTTATTATCTATATGCCAAAAATTTTCATCATATCTTTCGTATTTTGCAAATCCATTATTCCATTTATTAAGCGGCATATATTTTGGATGCAAATCACAAAGACATCCAATTGACCAGCAAGTTATTAACTTACCTTTTATACTCGGCTCCGGATGTTCTGAAGTTTGATGATAATGACCACCTGCTGTATTATCTTTTGTTCTTAAAAAGAAAGTACGCGCAGGGTTTGCCGGGCTAGTAATCGCGTTCTTGTATTCATGACCATGTATCACATAAAGTCCAGATATATCAATATATCTATCTTCTGGGATATATTCAATTCCCATGTTAAATAAATCAAGTAATACTTCAAGTCTGAATTCAGTTAATCCATATAATTCGGGAGCTTTATTCTGTAAATATAATTCAAATCTTTTTTCATGATTTCCAAATTTATAATATATTTTAGTTCGTGGATAAACTCGTTTTAATTCTAAAAGAAAAGATTTCATTCTATCTCTTTCTTCAGGAAAAGTTATTATTGTTGGATCCTTACAAAAATTAGATATTTCAAAACAATCCATCCCGTCCCCATCAATAATAAAAAAATCAGGATTAAAATCATGTGTATTATTAAACATTGTTTCTATCGCTGATATACTATGAAATGGGACATGTGAATCAGCAATAATTATTCCCTTATCTCCAGTAATAAAAAAAGGTTGATAATCGCTTTCGATACTTTCTGGTAAATTATATTTCTCAGCTCGTTTCTCAGGAATTAAATATTTATCAGATATTATTTTTTTTAAATGAGTCTTACCGAATGCTCCCTTACGATATCTTATCATCGATCTAACGGAATCAACATCTTTAAATAATAATTTATTTTCTTTATATATTTTTTTGGCGAGTGTTAATTTTTCCAGATTAGGAAATTTATCCAAATAATTTTCAATAATTTGTTGCTTGTCTTTTGTATTCGAGGCCATTTAAGCTCCTTTAATCTAATTTATTTTTAAATAACATTAAATTTTCTAAATTATTAAAAACAGGAATGCCTAATTCGTTTGCTCTTGCTATTTCCATCTGTGTACCTTTACTGTTTTCCCATCCGGGAACTAAAAATATGCAATCGCTAACTTCGAGCCATGGTTGGCCATTATCAAAATAATCATTGTATTCATAGTCTCCTATTTGAAGTCCTATTAAAAAATCAACACAAGGCACATAAACACAAAATCCAGCACTTCTAACTTTATCTGCCCATTCAATCATCCGATGCATATTTTTGATATAACCAATTGCATCAGAATTAAGAGCGCCAGCGATATAAACTTTAATCAATTTCTTCATCAAATTTTAACCAACCTTTTTTAATCATAATTAAAGATATATAACCAAATAAATCACACGTATCTGATTTTCTTAAACCTTCTTTACTGTTTTTTATTCTCGAACATTTATCATTAGCTCGTACACATAATTCTAATATTTCAGGATCATCAATCGGAAATATCTGCAAAGGATTAATCGCAGAATCACCATATCGCCTGTTTTTTTCTTTTAAAAATTCTTTGAAATTATTAAATAGTATATCTATTTTTTCCTGTGTCTCCATTTATTAGTTCCCCCTCATCGCTATGTCATATTGCTTAGCTTTAATTGATTCATAGATCACAATGTCGGTAAGTTTAACGAGATGCGTCTGCGCAAACGCCCGGTCGAAGAAAGGTACAAACTTTAACTCTTTAATAAATGATAGCAGTTCCCGTCCCTTGAGCGGTACCACATTCGGATTATTCTCCATGCCTAATTTATTGCGTTCTTTGACGCGAAGCAGCTCTGGGAGTTGTAATGTTTTATTCCATTCTTTCTGCTGTTTCTCTGGTAATAATCTTTTCCCACCTGCATAACAAAGAAAGTAGTTTTCTGATAAATAAATTCTGAAACCCAAAATATCTTCATAACTGTTATTCGACATTATTTTTCTCCTTTGCTCTCTTTTTTGAAATACTATACTTATTTTGTCAAGAATCTTTTTTTATTACGCCCATCCCTATCTGTAAACTCAAGTCGTCGCCGCGGATAACTTGCTTTCGTTTCTTCTCACCTCGAAGCTCTTTCATTATCTCTTTTTTCTTTTTCCGTTCTGTTTTAAATATATCCCTTATTTTTTTACGCTCTGCTTTCTTAGCATCTAATAAAGTTTTTTTCTCTTCTGTTTTATTTCCTGATAAGACCGAAGGCTTTCCAAAAGATGGTAATACAAATTTTCCATATTTAATCATACTCGCAAGGGAGTCCGGTGCATCATCGGGCTCAGCGCCTTCCTCATAATCTGTAATTTGTACTAGATAGTTCAAATCCGTTTCATTCGCCCATCTGATTTTTTTCCATATTTTATAAATATAATTTGTAATTTTAATATGTTTATTCTCGCTTTCGTGATAAGCAATTGCTTTCATCCCTTTCTCAATTAAAGCCTTAACTACATATCCCTTGTCATCATTTTTTTCTTTATATATTACACTACAATGATATTTATTATAATATTCCTGTATCTTATCCATGTAGTCATCTATATGACAATTAAAATTAAATCCAATAGCCTGAAAAGGATGATCGGGATCAGTAGTCCTTGAAAAAAATGTCAATGCTCCTGTATCTGTCCCTTCGTATTTTGCATCAATATGTCCGAAGCAGGACTCCCTATAATCCCAATCTCCAAAGAAGGGATTCGTAAATAATTGATTATCACTTGCAATATGTTTTAACTGATAATTAATTGCAAACAATACAGGTGTAGTAATTTCAATTAAATGTTTGATATGCTCAGGAGTAAATGCTGCTAATCCGCTTTCATACACTGTAACTTTTTTAGGTTCCGGTAATAATCTCCAGCCATCCATTTTATGCCACGGCGTGCCGTTGAAAGCAATAGCTTGTCCAGGATCAATAATATTTGTTCTTAACTCCCGAATAAACTCATCTGTATTTTCTCGTTCAGCCTGAGACAATCGATCCTTTAAAGTAATAATGTCGTCACATAATACTTTATCTCCATGCGTACCCGTAATATTTGGAGACATTCCAAAGGCATTGATATTACCTTCTTTCGTTTGTGTTTCTTTCAAACTCCATTGAAATTTATCTGCACGATCCATAATAATTTCATAATCAAACCCATAAATTTCATAAAAAAGAGTATGCATTGCTGATGATTTCATCTGCCGCGTTATTACTTTCAAAATATCACTTGCGGCAGTAAAATCTTTTCTGATAAGGATGATACGGTCATTGAAATGGAATAAAAGCCACCAGATAGAGCCTACAATGGCTACAGCGGTTGTTTTATAGCTTCCACGATGTGCTTGCATTGAAACATCTTCCTCGGCTGTCCAACAATACTTAATCCAATCCGAATGGATGTCTACTAATTTAGTGTATCCTAAATAAGTTCCTAACAAGTGAGGTTTATTTGTCAGTTTTTTCGCTAGCGAGCGATTCATTAAAAATGTCCTTTATAGCTTGAGCGCTTTCTTTGTCATAATTAAAAGTTACTTTTAATTTTTCTTGGATCATTCCGAGTACACGGAGCAGGTCCGTACTTACTTTTTCTTTATCAACTATTTCAATTGTATTCTGAACATTCTCGCCGAACTGATTGATAGTCTTTTTCTGTCCTATCTTTTTAATAATAAAAGTATTGATCTTATTAAAATCTTTAATTTTCATCTCGCCGTCTTCATCAAATTCAACGACATCATGTATATCGGCATTCGCCATCTTTAACAAATTCTCAAATGTCTTACCAATCATATCCTCTTTATTTTTCCAGAGATTATCATAATGCTCTCTTAGCGCAGCTGCAATCTTAACATTTCTTAATGTAGCACTTGCTCGAACAGCAGCAGATTCAATAGTAACATTCGAATAAACCGATTGATATGCCTTTGTTGCGTTCCCGCTAAATTTAAGATAAGCTAAAAAGAATTCTTTATGTTTCCCCGATAATTTATCAAACGCCGTCTTGCTCTCAGTGGATTCTGACGACTTTACTTTCTTCTTTCTTGCCATCCGGCACACCTCTATACAATATATAAATATTCTTTAATAATTCTTCAGGAACTTTTACTTTTGCTTCCGTTATTATTTTCAATAATTCCTGTACGATAAAATCTTTTATTTCAATTTCTTTTTTTAATTTAAGAATTTTTTCCGATTTGTTGCGTTTCATTCATTCCTCCCAGCTAACAGTAATTTCCGTCCGCGGATTATTCGAATAATATTTTAAAATTTCCCCGGCATATACCTGAGCGTCATCATACCATATCAATTTGCTTCCAGAGTCCAAAAAAAATTTGTCCAAATTATCGCGATCCTTCTTCTTTAGGAACGGGGCCATATCCGATTCTATATTCTTAATCTTTTCAGTCTTCGCCGGCGCAAAGAAAAAAGTATTATCAACCCGCGTTGGCACATTCTTTGGAATCATTTTAAATCCATCCGGCAATTGCTCCGCCATTTGTCGCCGGCATTGCGCCATATCAGCGGCCGACGGGTTATACCAGTTCCCGTGGGCGCCCTTCCTGGCACGTTGCTTCGGAACAGGATTGCCTGTAATGGTTATTGTTAAGGAGTTCATTATGCGTTATTATATTTATAAAGAGTTTTAATTCGACTCTTACCGGAAATATCATGTTGTTTAATAATTTTCTTCTCTTGAACCAATTCATATAAAATTTTATGCCGGAGCATAGGATCTTTTAATCCTCTTGTTCCATGAACAATATTTGTAAGATCAGTCCATTCCTCTCTAACTAAAAGAAAAGTATATATTTTATTCTTCCATTTTAAATAATATATTTCATCTTTTTTTTCTTTATATTTTTTAGCTGATATTTCTCCAATATTTATAAATTCATTTTCCTTAATTATTTTATACATAATAATATCAATAAAATAAGACGAACCCTGATCAGCATTAAAAATTAAATTTTTTATTCTATTATGCATCAAATCTTGAGAAACGGTTTCTTCTACAAAACATTCTATTTGATGAATCATAAATTGTTCATGGGAACCATTAATCATTCTGTCATCAAAAGAAGACTTAATTAATTCTGTAAAAATATCCAAAAAATAATAAATATGTTCATTCAAAGCAAAAATTTTTCTTTCTGAATACGCATTACCTTCTTGTCTATTTTTAAAGACTACGTGTTCAATTACTGGGATCAATTCATTTATTAACATAATACTCCTCTACTTTTAAAATATTTTCTTTTACAAGATAAGCAGCTATGATATTTTCAATTAAATCAGATCTACTACAATGTTTTTCTTCTGCTATTTTATTGATTTTAGGAATTAAAAAATTTTGAATAGTTATAGGCATCAATATCCTTTTTTTATCTGGATCAACTTTTCTATTAGCCATTTCTTTTATCCTTTATATTTATATTGAATTATAATATAGATATAAATATATAATTTTAAGTCAACCAAAAAAATACGAAAGTGTAAAAAAAATACAAAAGACAAAATAATACACTTATGTTTTATTAAATTTTAATTATTAGTCGCATCTAACTTTTTTATGAAGAAAAAATATAATCATTAGTAATGCATATTTTTACACTTTTGTATTACTGTTATTATATTTTCTTCCTTATTAATAGTTCTTAATATATAAAAAATATATATTATAAAATATATATAAAAGTGTAAAAAAAGATAAGTGTCTATCTTATTAGGATAAATTGAAAAAAGATATTAATAAAAAAACGCCATTTCTTACACTTAGTTATTAGTTTATTATTAGGTGTAAAAAGTGTGAAATGCAGGGGTATATTTTCTTAAAATCTCCTGATAAGGTAAACACTTTTGTTTTTTTACACTTAAGTTTAGAAAAAACCCTGTCGGTATTCCCGGCAGGGTTAAAGTTAAACTGGGAGGTTTTAAATGAAAATAGTTTCACATTTCATCATCCTTTGAAGGATAATAGTTTTGGTAAAATAAAATTATTACTTTATCAATGTTTCCTGTCAAGCTGTTTTTAAAATTAAGTTTGTTTTAGATAAGACTTATTGCTGGCATACCCTGTTTTGCTGTTGCCGGTCCGCCCCTGGACGACTCTAACCGCGATATTAGTCTTTGAGTAGTCTCTATGCATGAGCGCCCGGCAGGCATCACATATTATATGCTCAGGGAACTCTCCTGCCGTCCATTCCTCTTTCTCTCTATCGCATTTAGGACAAACATAATCAGCTCGTTTCATTTGATACCCTCGATTATTTCTAATCTCTTTTTATTTATTTGACTAAGTAATAAATTGTCCCAGATGTATTCATAACTCTGGAGATAATTACTATGCCGGAAATCTTTGCTTTTGATAACTTTCTCCAATAAATAAGAGAAATTATCAATATCTTTATATCGGATAGTGCCCGGCTTATCAAATTCAGGAAAGTCCGGAACAATAGACACGGATCCCGCGTATGTCGCCTCTAACCAGCTGATATTGCTTTTCCCTCTATTAAATATATTATCCAGTAAGGGATTAATTTGAATAGCCGATTTAAGTTCTCTTATAAATTTAAAATAATCAATGATGTCGCATTCTTTAAAACTGAAAAATGTCTTAATGCCTTCTGTAATGTACCATAAATCGCTGCCCATAAACGTCCACGCCCATTCGGGATAAGTTTTTGCCAGACTGAATATCTTTTCCTTGACTGACCGAATATCTTCCCTGTGAGTGTTGGACCCGCGCCAATTGATAGAATTAACCGTTTCCGTAACTTCTTTAAAAGGATACTGATAATCATTATGAGCATTATTGATCACAATTATATTAGGATTAAATTTTGAATAATAATCCTTCATCGCCTGCGTAGATACCGTTACAATATCGGAAAATTTAATACATTCTTCTATGTTTTTTAATAATTTAGGCTGGACCTTATGCATTTCCCATACCGGGTTATATCGTGGAATTTCATGCAGAATATCATCATAATCTACCCATATCGGGATATTAAAGTCCCTGGCCATGTGAAATGCCTGCATATCGGGATCGCGGGAAGGCCGCTCCATATAGAAAAGATCGACTCCGGCCAGCGACGGCCAGGTAATCTGCGCGGGTACCTTGATTTCGATATTTTTACTAAGTCTGTTTAAATACTGGAAAACACCAAGGCTGCGGTAATAGGATACGCCTGAATATGGAATTGACTCATAGATTGATAATATCATTTGTCTTTTCTCCTCGTCTTTTTTTAGAGAGTATGAAAAGTAAATGATAATCTGTCAAGGAAAAATCTAATTCAAAAATCCGAAACCAATAATTTCGGTCAATTTCGAATACATATTCCCGATAAGATCCTGCTTATTTGACAGCCTCTTTGAAATATCTTCTATGAAACCGCTTTCCCACTCGTTTAAAAGTCTGCCTGAGCAATGCTCATTTGCCTCTAATGCATCCTGAATAGCGTTTATGAGTGCAATTCTTCGAGATTCACTGAATGGCTTATTCATATTCTTACTTCTTAATCGTGCCTTTTACATCCGGCACTAATTACTTTCCCATACGGCGCATAGTATCCACATTCACAAAACCAGTACCGGACATCAATAATGTTTAGTATATTGCATTCCCATCGTTTATACTGTTTTGGCTTGATATTATTTATTGCCCGGTTGAATTCTTTTTTAGTGTCTTTGATGATTTTGTTATTTTGCGCGATAGCTTGATCGCATATTTTATTTATGATTGCTGTTGTCATTGTTTTTATTCCTCTATTTCTTCGATTTTCATTCCGGTTGCGCGTTCGATCAAATCACGCGTTTCTCTTAAAAAATATTTATCTGTTGAATCATTATTCGAATAATTATAAATATTTATCAACGCCTTTAACATTTCCGGCGCTGCGGCAATAAGACGGGCGTTGGCTTCACTTTCTTCTAATTTATCTAAATCATTCGGCGGTATTCCGTTTGAGTTTAAATCAAATTTAAAACTATGTTCTGAGGGAATACCGACATGCCATTCTCGATATTTATGTTTAAAAAATACTACCCACTTTCCCGGTGTATGTTTTAAATTACTCATTGTTTTTCCCTTAATCCTCTATCAAATAACTAGCTGTAAAACAACAGGCTATTATTCCTATACAATTCAAGAAAAACCATAAGAGGACTTTTATATAATCATCCTTTGATATAAATAGGCACCAATATGATAGCCCTATGAACCATATCAAGCAACCAACATATACCATATAACCTAAATTTTTCTTACTCATTCTTTTCTTTTCTCCTTTTTCCCTTGTTTACGACATAACCCCCCTTTTGTCGTAGTTAAATTATGCATCTAATTCTAATGGCTTATGATCTTTTTGTTCGTGATGAAAGACTTGTCCTAAATCACGCATATCAACTGATTGCCCGCACGCTTTACAAATATAATAATTTTCTATTTCGGGGACATCTATTTTATTCCCATTTTCATCCACCGGATGCCCGGTTATTCCTGTCGCAATGTTATTTGTTTTCATCTTTGCTTTCTTCCCCCCTTTTGTCGTAGCTATTTAAATGGTAAAATAGCAAATTCTTTCATAATTTTTCTTCGTTCCAAGGCTTCATTAATTTTCTTTTCAATAATTTTATCAATTTTCTCATCCAGGATTTTATCTTCTATTTGAGGAATACCAACCTGATTTTTGCCTGCGGCCTTTTCAAATACCCGAACGTGATCTACATCTGTCTGTTCAGTTAATGCTTTTAATTTTTTTAAGAAAATCATTTTTATCATCAACTGATATTTCTAGTCCTAAATTTCCATCTTTATAAACTGCTTGCATAAATATTTTTCCTTTTCTATATTTGTCGTAGCTATATAATCGATAAAGCATGTATTAAATCTTTTTGAGATTCAAAAACTTTTCCTTCCCTACGAATATGTCGTAGCTATTTTTCCCTTAAAAATAATAACTTAAATTTTTCTTTAAAAGATAAGCTATCAATATATTGGATCAATAATTCTTTTGAGAAATTATAATTATTTAATTGAATTGAATTTTGTAATTTTTCTTGTAATTTATTAGAAAGCTCTTTTTGATTTTTTAAGATTTCTAATACAAAATTCATTAAATATGACACACTTGCTTTATCATCCCCACCGGTTGCACAAATATCCCGTAAACCATGGAATAGGCGATGAAGAAATGGATCGACATAAAACAATTCCTTCCATTCTTTTGTTCTAAAAATTATTTTATTTAATTCTTGAAATATTATATATGGCATTATTTTTTTCCTTTTCTCTCTGTCAACAGACCGCATTGACAGTAATATTAAAACATAAATTTTTATTTTTCCCTTGCTTCCAGCATGGCATCGGCGATGAGATAAGCGTATTTTGTAACGTCATTTATATTAATTGCTTTGAAAGATGTATTTGGCATTCTGCCTCCATAGATTCCCTGCATAGCTGCCGCCGCGAAATAATCCCGCTTAGTTATCCCTTCCTGTCCATCTTCTGCAAAATCAAAATCATTATCGACAGTCTGCTGCCCCATCTGTTTCAGCGATTGAACCGGAAACGCCGATCCGCCGTTTTTTTTGTTAGCCATAATTTTATTTCTCCTTTATTTTCTATTCCGTTAAAATATTATTTCCCTTAAAATCGAAATGTAAAAGTTTTTCGATTTTAGGAGTTATTTCGATCAATCCCCGCTCTAATCCTTCAAATCCATCCTCGGCGCTGTTTACTGTTTTTAATTGCCGGGTAATTTCCTGTTGCTTGGTAAATAATTCCGTTTTAAGAATATTAGCATAATCCATTGCTTTTGGAATAAAATTTTTATATTTCAACCATGCCGATTGAGCATCAGCTACATATTGATTTGCTTCAACAACTCTTTGCTTCCATTGTGATATTTCTTCATCGCATTTATCTTTTACTTTTTTAATTTCATTTTTAGTTTTTTTCTCTGCCGCTTCCTTTTGCATTTCGATTGCATCTGCGTATCTGGCTCGCTGTTCGTCCAATTGCTTCATCCAGTATTTTTCATCTTCGATGCGCTGTTTCGATCTCGCTTCGATCTCTATTTGCTTTTCGGACTTGCTCTTTAGGAAATTAAACATCAGCCCTCCTTTATACCCATTTTCTTACTGTGCATCTTGCATAATCTTTATTATCCCTTCTGAAAAAAGAATCCTGTGAATTAAAAGAAAGATCGGGTTCCCAATCCGGCGTTAAATGCTGTAAACAATATTCTTTTGCTTTTTCATAACAAACTTTATCTTGATCTTTGTAGTTAATATTTTCAGGTATTTCAAATTCAATTTTATCCCATTCCATTTTTTTGCCAATTCTATCTAATCCATAAATCTCCATATCGCAATGGATATTAGATCGCCGGGATAATAATTGACAGGTTTGTTTTTCATCAAAATGAATATCTAAAAATTTTATGGATGCATTATCGTCCCTAATTTCTAAATGTAATCCTTCCGCATTAAATAATAAAGTAGCTTCTCCTTTAATAATGTTCATATTATTCATTTCCTTTTGTATAATTTAATAATTTAGGCATTTTTCCTGAAGCAGCTATTTGCTTTAAATCGGGAATAAGATGGGATCCCAATGTTTGTCCATCCGGCATTATTACTTTCATGCCGAATTCTTCCTCAAAGGTTGAAATTCCATCATTTATAAATTCAAGTTTAGCCTTGACGCCGATAACCATTGCCCGCCATCTCTGCCGGATAGCCTGCTCATACGTAGCTTGTGCCTGATTTTGTTTTCTATTTCGTCCCATATCTGTTTTAAGAAATTCTTCTTTTTTAGGCAATGGGACATCGTATTGGATCGATAAATTATTATATTCGAACATTAAATATAATTTATCTTCGTCTTCCATCGTACCAAATCTTTTTGCGCCATAATTCCGAAGTATTTTTTGGATTTCTGCTTGTGATCTTTCGATGGAAACGCTGGTATTTTGTGCATATTTAGCCATTGTTGTCATCTTCTCCCTTTCTCTCGACTTTTTTTTCTTCCTGTTCCATCGGCAGTTTACATTTTTTGCAAGTTACGGTCTGAGGCAAACTACCGATATCGTATTCGAACTTAATCACTCCCCCGCATTTCTTACACTTAAAAGTCTCTGTTTTGAATTTCATTCTTTGATCTTTACGAAAAATGAAGCGTCCATGTCTTTTATCGGGGTACCGCGCATTCCGCAGACATCACAAAATTCACCCTCATTCGCGGATATAAGATATTTACTCCGGGTAAATTTAGACTCGGTAACACAGGTTACTTTTCGGATAATTTTACTTTCTTTCGGCAGAAGATTACTTCTAACCAAATCTCCTACTGCAAAAATTTCATGTGTAACGGAATTTGGTTTTATAATCTTATTCTTTTCTTTTCTCTTGTTTCTGCCGAGTATTTGAAACGCCAATTTAATTCGTAGACCATAGAGCCAGCTATGCACGGCTCCTAAAAAATCATTGATTAAAGCATTCCGGCTTTTTCTTATCGCACGACGTAACCGTTTAACATTTTTACCGCTCATGTTTTATCCTCGTTATTGTAATTGTTGTTGCAATGATGCAATTTTCTCCCATGTCCGGGAATAATCAAAAAGATGAATAGCAGGGAGTTGACCTATTCTTTTGGGATCCACATTGCTAAATTTTTCTGATTTATTCAGCAGATACATCAGCTCGTGTTTAATTTTAATTGATTTTCGTTTAGATATTGCCATAAAATTTCTCCTGAAAATTTTATTTTATTTGTTATTTGATAATATTTCTATCGATAATCTCTTTGCATATTTTTTTAAGCTGAGATATTTTTTGCCGTGACAAAGCATTAGTAATATAAACTTCTCCCTTGCTTAATGCCCGCGAAAGCGCCCGATATCCCTTTGTCTCTTTTGCTGCTTTTTCGATAATATCAACATAGAATTTGACATCATCTTTTTCCCGCTGCATTTTGTCTTGAAAATCTTTTTGAAGTGTCATTCTGTATAGAACTCCTTTTTTAATATAATTTAGACATTAATATAATGCTCTAAATACGTCAAGCATTTTATTTAAAAAAAATTCATATCGCCACAAAAACTTTGTGTGCATATATTCCTTTACCGACGAGTCTTTCTTCTATTTGTTTTGACTGCTGTAATGTCTCCAATACGTCATTTCTAATATGTCCCGGCAAATTCTGTGTCTTCCTTGATATTTCCGACAACGCGATATATCCTGATTCCTGTATCAGCCGAAGTATTCTTTTCACTTCGTGTTCGTAATCATTCTTTGCCATATAATTTTCAACAATATATTGCATATTATCTGACAAATATTTTGATAATTTAATAGAATAAAGCATTTCCTCCCTGGTAATAACCGGATTATCTACGTTATTGCCTATACTGAGTATTAAAGCGATTTGTTCGGCCAATTGCGCCGACCGGTTATAAGTCGATTCTGCTTTACCTTTTTCTCTTAATTCATTTCTAAAATTAAATAAATGTTCATCGAATTCAATGATTAAATTATGCGCGTCTTCATCCATTTCAACTACTAACGGTTTCGGATTCAATGCTCCGTCTACGTCGCCATCAGGACTATGATTTATCGGCTTTCTCTTGAGCGCTTTTATCTGGCTGACTAATTCCGCACTTGGTTTTTTTAGAAATTTTTTATTGCGTTGTTTTCTGACAATATTTTCATCAGTCTCAAATATAAGCATACGCGATAAAAATCCATCCGTTGCGGCTTCATAATTTAATCCTTTATAAAGAGTATCCGGGACGGTACTGCCGAGCAGACATAGATTCGGCTGGATAATCTTGACTCTTTTATCCTCGCTGGCATAGATTTTTCCATAATATATCTGATCCGCAGACGAGTATAATTTTAATAATACCGAGACAACATTAAATAAATGTGTAGCGCCTTTTTTAGTTGTTTCAAGAAAACGGCCGACTTCATCCAATAAAAATAATTGCGATTCCGCGGTCGTAAGCGCCGTTACAATAGCGGAGTCACTCGCAATATCCTCGACACAGGCCATGTTCCCACAACCGGATTCTTCGAATAAATCCTTGACCGCTTTTCTTGGCGCTTCTTTCCCTGAGCCGGACCCGCCTATGTTCAGGCAATAGATATTCGTGCGAATGCCGGTCGAAGTCTGATATTTACGTCCGGCCAGTGTCCCCACCGCGCATAATGCAGCTGATAACGCGAAAATAGGCTGAGGAATAATTGCCCGATCCATGATAAAATCGATAATATTACCGACAATGCCTCCCGTTTTAAGTAAATCCGATGGAAAAGGTTCCTTCTTAAAGACGGCCTTCATTTTAGTTAAAGTTTCAATATCAGGCAAAGTGGGAAGAACAATTATCTGCTTGTCGTTTTTTTCCTCTTTTTTGTTATATTTATGCTCATAAGTTGTTATCCAACCTGCCCGCTGCGCCTCATGGAATAAACTCGCAATAGTAATATCAGCAGGTTTCAGTCCGTTCCAGCGGTTTTCCATATCGTCCGGTTTATATTTATCACTGGTTTTGGACCATTCGTTCCAGAGGCCATAAGCTGAAGGTGAATTTGTGCTTTTCAGCGCCATGCCTATCCGTACCCATGTATCACGGTCGTCGCTGCTGAGATATGCCAGGGCAGAACGTATTTCCCTGATTTCCTCTTCCGGTAATATATTCGTTAATGTTTCTTCAGATGCGTTGGATTTTATCTTAGTAAAATTAACAATCCATTCCGGAAGGGGAGCGCATCGTCCTTTAATATTGTCAATTCCGAGATCGTCAACGTCATCATAAACGATATATTTATTATTATCTACGGTGACGCAATATCCGCCATCGCCGCGGATATCCACCGGTAAAAACTTATCAATAAATCTGGTTTTTGATCGAATTTCGGCATTTTCCGGCAGCAAATAATAGAAGTGCCGGCCGCCGCTGGGAGTTTGTACTTGGAAGGTGTCTGGCAATTCACCGTGGTTTTCTTTTACTTCCTCTATTAGTTCATCAACGGATCTGGTATCAATATCTTCAGTTCCGGGAATTTTTTTGTTTACATCAAAATCTATGACAACTATTTCGTTTTTTTTTCCAGTAGGCAATCCTATCAATAATTCCGGCTTAAAAAATTGCTTTTTTATGGTCTCAAAATCATTGACGGCATCGTAAAAGCCTCTTTTAGTAAGCGGAGTCTTATCCAGCCAGCATGGGAAAATATAAAAACCTTGATCTGTATATTTTTGAAGGCAATCCATTTATTTGTCCAAGGTATAATTTTTTATTTCTTTTTAACGCTTTTTTTTAAATTCTTTACCTTCTGATACAATAACATTTCCGCTTTGACATCTTCGATAGCGGAATGAGCTTTGAATTTTATTCCGAAATATTCGCATAAAGTAGAAAGTCTATAATTATCGAACACTTCTATCTGCCCGGAAATAATTTTTTCTGCGATAAAGGGATAAATATCCAATAATATATTAAAGAAATAGGATCCAAAATACTTATCCTGATTACGGGCGAAAAGAGCCCGGACAAAATTATTATCGAATGAAGTATTAAATCCTGCGAATATCATTTTATCTTTAACATTGTATTTGTCAACAAGAGTGTCTAAAAACCGGATAAAATCATACAATAATACTATTTCTTTCTTGCCGTTGGCTTTTAGCCATTCCCATGTTATGCCGGTCAAGGCCTCAATAATTTCATAATCCGCCGGTTTATAAGCAGGGAGGCAGTATTCGTGAAATTCTGCGCCTGTATCCGGACAAATAGCCGCCAATTCTATAATCGTGTCTTTCTCAGAATTTAATCCCGTAGTTTCTACGTCTACCCACAACGCTTTTATTTTATTAATTTTGCATCACCTCATGTATTTTTATATCTTTTTTTAATTCATTTGCTTTTCCGTGTAAAGGACAGTGTTTAGAGAACCAGAATATAGGTTGCCCGTTGGCTTTTATATATGCTCCTTGCCCGTTATTATTCTTTTCCACGGGACAAATACAGCCTGCTTTTATAGCGTCCGGCGATCCCGGCGCGTATGGTTTTATTTTTATTGTCGGCATATTTTGATTTTTCCTTATCTTAATAAATGCTTGCTTTTTGTCAACGGTTTAATTTATTATTTATTTGTATTGTAAAATCCCAAAATAAAAGGTTTAAATTTATTTCCCATATATATTTACTGGCAAACGCATTATAAAATCTGCCTATTTCTAAATTTATTATTAACAATCCCAAACGAATAAAATTATAATGATTCAAAAAAAATACTTTCATCGCCTTTTCCCCCGCTCCTTATATCTTCGATATCGTGCATCATTACTATTCCTATCGATAGGTCGCCAGTCCTCAGCCGTCGCGACAACGTGTCCGCATAGAAAACATTCCGCGAAATAATCATTTACGGGGCCGGGAAGCGTAATAATTTTCCCTGGAAGAATGCGGTTGCATCGCGGACAGCGAACGTCTTGTTTCCGGACTTTAATCGACGGCTGAGATAATGATGGTTGTGGGTACATTATTTATTTCATCCCGAACATTTTTTTTAAATATTCAATCGACTCGTCATCACTCAATCTAAAATAATAATTACATTTGCCGTCCCGAAGTTTATATCTGCCTGGCGCAGTCGCAGAATAGCGCAGGCAGGAAGTCTTTAACGTGCAATCTGTATTTCTGCATTTAGTCAGATTTCTGATATAATCGTTAATGGCTGGCATTGTTATGGCTCCGTTTGTTCTTTTTGTTTTCGACTATATCTAAAAATTACTTCATTTCGCAATCTGCGAGATAAATTACTTTTTTTCTGTTGAATTTTATAATATTCTTTTTCTATATCAATATCTTTTAATTCATCCTCTTTTTTGGAGTTCCCATAAAATTCATTAAGTCCGCTCAATACACCCATAAATGGTAATAATTTATTCATAATAAAAACCTCCTTTTAAATAATTATTTAACAGCATTTTTTACCATATTACGACATAAGGTCTCTTTTGTGGTAGCTAATTTCCTTTCAAAATAAAACAACATATTGAGCTTGGACCTTTTTGAGGTTCCTTTGTTTCAGTATCAAGGAATTTTATTCTACCCATAGACCGTAATTCTGCCCCAGCTTCTAATAATAGATTTACATAAGACTGTACTGGCAATAATAATACCGACGATTTACCTTGTTTGTTTTCTTCAATTGCTTTTCTTACAAAGGCCGTTGGACCGCCGAATGGAGAATCTTTTTTGCGAAAAGGCGGATTGATATAATTTGAACTTCCCCACGGAATAATTAGTCCATTATAATTATCCGGCAAAGGACAAGGACAAGGATCAAAATCAAAATTAAATTCATCATCTAACTTTTGATATACATCCAGAGGTGTAAGCCAATAATGCTTACCATCGCCTTTATTTCCTTTTTCAAAACTCATATTCTTCTCCCCACTCCCTCCCTCGATTCTATTCCTGAACTATTCCCCTCGCCAAAAGGGCAATATATTTTATCATCTTCGACAACAAATTCAAATTCCTGATATTCTATCTGCCGCGTTACGGTATTCCATACCGGGCAGCGTTGTTTGATTAGTCGCATAAATTAAATTTTAATCATTGCATCATCAACATTTAATTCAGTATCAATATAAAATGAAAGGGTAGTCGAGATCGAAGCGTGACCCAAAAATTTTGATACAGCATGAATATCTTTTTTTTCAACCGATATTTTATAGGTTGCAAACCAGTGTCTCAACAAATGCGGATGCACGATCTTTCCCGCTTTCCTTTCAAAAATATTATGTATTTCCATCCATAGATTTTTTCTGTCGTATTTTTTCCCGGCATTATTGTAGAACAAATACGGAATATCTTTAACTTCAGGAAATACTTTGCGTATATCAGATAGAAGGATATTGGATACATAAATCTTCCTCTCCTTTTTCCCTTTTCCGATAATTTTAATAATATAATTTTTATCATCGAATACACTAATATCTGAATTTTTAATATTTATGCACTCGGAAATTCTCATACCCGTTGCGGCCAGCACGCGGACAAAGATAATAATTTTTTTTTCTTTAGCCATTGTATCCGGCATTATCTTTGTTACTTTTTTAATGTCTTCAATGGTAAGGGCAATATTTATTCCTTTTGATGTCTTAAATGAAATTCGTCTAACTTGCTTCAGCGCATCTACCGGATTCTGTTTAATCTCTCCGGCTATCATCATTATTTTAAACATTTTTGATAGGCTAGCTGCTTTGCGGTTAATCGAATTATTCTTATAATTATTTTTTTCAAGATGTTGGATATATGCTAGTATGTCCGAAGCCGTTATATCTTTAGGATTTTTTTTGATAAAATCAAAAAATAATTTATAATCCGCGGTATAACTGCGCTGTGTCTCTATTGATAAAGATCTCCATGCCGTATCTTTGAGCTGCATCATCCGGCTATTTTTATCAATAATCGCTAATTCTTTTCCGGTACTTTTGGGCATAATGTTCCTTTACAGTATATTCATTAATTGTTCATCTATTCTAGCTTCTTCTTCTTTTGAAATTTCGTCAATTCTATTTTTATATTCAGTATCATTTTCCAGAACATAACCGACAATAGTTGGAAATTTTCCGTTGGCATCAACTATGATCTGTTTCGTTTTTTTAAAATATATTTGATTTTTTAAAGCATCTTCAATCGTTTCTATCTGCATATTTGTCCGAGTTCGCAGCCATTTCGTTGCTTTTTTCTTGGCATATCCGTCATGGAGAATGCATATCCATTCACTGAAATCACTGCCGTAAAATCCTATCCCGCAATCGTAATCTACTTTCAAACTGTCCGGTTTTCCTGCTTTCTGATGACGCGAATAAGACACGTCCTCGACATCATAAGGCTTTGGTTTCTGCCATTCCGAAAGGATTGCTGCCGTACTCGCTTCGTCATCATGTGAGGGATTGCTCGGAAATTCATATCCGCAGGTCGGGCAGGTTCGAGTAGATAAGGCAACCAAGGCCTGACATTCAGGACATTCTTTTTGCGGGGTACCTTTTGTAACTTCATTTCCTTTTCCATTTTTTTTCTTTCTTATTTCAATAGCATCAAGTTTCCCATGATATAAAATATTGCCACCATAATCTAAGATCAAACAATTTTTTTTATCTGAATGCATTCTTAGACCGCGTCCTAATACTTGAACATAGAGACCAGGACTTTTAGTTGCGAATAATAAACAAATACAATCTATTGCTTTTTCATTGAAACCTTCTGTCAAAATACCTATATTAATTAGAGCTTTTATTTGTCCATTTTTAAAATTTTTAATATTTTGTTCATTTATTTTTTTATCTTGTTTTGAATGAATAACTTTTGCAGATATTCCTATATTATTCATCTCTTTCTCTATTTCTATCGCATGATTAATGCCAGCAGCAAAAACTAATATTTTTTTTCTATCTTGAGTTAATATTTTTATTTCTGAAACGGCTCTCGCAACTAATCCTTGAACGCGGAAAGCTTCCTCCATCTCTCCCTGTATATATTCTCCTCCGCGTGTATGGACATTGGATAAATCAGCCTGTGCTTGTATCGTACCATTTTTAGAAATTAATTCACATAGATATTGTTTGTGATCTCTATTTTTGAAATGATTTGGATTTATAAGTTCAGGGATATTAACAGAATAAATTATATCATGGAAAATAGCATTTTTCCCTTCACAAATTAGTCCTGTTTTCATTCGATAGCATGTCGCACTTAATCCAATAATTAATAAATTTGGATTTATTTTCAACAATTCATTAATAAATTTTCTATATATACCCATTTGTTCGCTATCTACTCGATGTACTTCGTCTATAATAAGACAATCTTGCCAGCCAGCAATTTCATAAGCACGTTTATAAATAGATTGAATACTCGCAAACATTATTCTTTGTCCTGAATTTCTTAGACCTAATCCGGCAGAATATATACCTATATTAGAAAATAATCCATTATTATCTAACAAATCTGTTAATTCGATATAATTTTGTTTGAGTAATTCAGCCCTATGTGCAAGCAACAATACCCGTGTATGATCCCATTCTAATAACCATTTTACGATTAATGCTTGTATATAAGATTTCCCGCTTCCTGTACACATAGAAATTAAAGGATGTTTGCCTGGATTATTAATTATATATGTTTTTAAGGCTTCCATTGCATCAATTTGATAATAACGTGGCGTAATCATAGTTTAAATCCTTCTGGTAATAAATGTTCTATTTTGTGTTGTTTTATAAGTTCTATATCTATTTTATTACTTTTTGATTTATTCTCTTGAGTTAATAAAATCCTTAAATTTTTAGGATTCCAACATTTTTCAATATCAGAATTATTCAAAAAATTATATGAAGAACGTGGAATAATATGATCGATTTGATATAATTTTTTATTTTTTATATATTTTTCCCACAATGGATCTTGTTGAAATTGTTCAAAATAATTTTCTTTTGTTTGTTTTGCATAATAATAAAAACAATTTTTTTTTGTAATATTTTTGGTTTTTAGATATGTCCGAAATAATGTATGCAATAATTCATTGATATAATATATCGGATCTTGTTGCATTTTTTTTTGTTTATACACTTTCCACTTTTGTATAACTTCTTTTTTATTGTTTTGATAATATATTTTACGTTTTTCTTGAATTTCTTTTTTATTATTTTGATAATATTCTTTCGCATATTGTTTCTTCCGTTCTTTATGCTTTTCTTGGTATTTTTTCTTCCGACTTAAAATTTTTTCTTTATTGTTATGATAATAATTAGTTCTTTTAATTTTATAATATTCAGGATTGGCATAATATTTTTCCATTTGAATTTTTAAAAGATTTATCTTATTATCATCGTAATATTTTTTTGATTTTTGATTTAATCTTTTTTTGTTTCTTAAATACCATCCTTTTTTATATTTTTTACCGTTACTTAATTCTATTTCTTTATGTGATTCATAATATTCTTTTCTTTTCAATTTTATATAATTTGCATTATTTTTTTTGTATATTCTAGTACAATTCTTACAAGAAGAATATAACCCATCTATTTTAGTCTTATCTCTATAAAATTCTGTTAATGATTTCTCTATCTCGCACTTACTACAAATTTTAATTTCCATCTCTTCCGCCAATAAAAAAAGCCTATTCCCTTGTTCCCATCATTTCTAATGGCTTGACCGAACAAGAAAATAAGCTTTTAAAGTTTCTTTATTTTATTAAAGAAACATATAACCGGTCAAGTATTTATATGTTTCTTTAATATGAGAGAAACATATAAAGAAGAGATTTATAGGTCAAGTATTTTTTAGAAAAATATTATGCCCGTTCAGTGCTAATTGTATTGCTTGTTCCTGTGTCATTAAGTTCTCCCGTTATATTTTTTATATATCCTTCAGCCCGCTTTTTTCCCATGCTTTTCGCGGGATGTCTTTTTCATCAACAATTTCTCCCTGGAATGCTTGCTGCGTTTTGACTATTCCGCGAGTTAGATTATTGACTGATTTAATTTTATTGAATAAGTAATCACTGGGGAAAATCGCGTCAAGTTCGCCCTTTAATTCGGGAAGGCCGGTTGAATAAACATTTGCAAATTTATATCCTGCGTCTGTTTGATAAATGCATCCATCTTCCTGCTGTTCGATTAACTTTGCCTGAATAAGTGCAGGATTATAAACATGGTATTGACAGCCTTTCATTAAAAAATCATCTGTGATATCAATTTCTTTTTTTAAGCATTTACGAATGCCGCCATTGATCGGCTCTGAGTACCGGCAGGTCTTACAATTCACTAACGGAAAGTCTCCGTCGTGGCATACTTTCTGGAACGCGCAAAATTTGCATTTATAAAATTCGCGTTTATCAGAAAGACGTGCAGGGATGGTCCAGTTATCAAAAATAATTATTTTTGCTTTTTCGATTATGCCTTCAGCGTATTTTTTATCGTAATCGGTACGGCAAGATGTATGTCCTCTCCCGCCTGGAAGCGATGCAACTAAATAATGTCTTTCCAATTGGAAGGCGTGCATATAAATTTGAGCTTGCGAAAAATAAATAATATCAAAATTTCGCAATGCTCCTTTTTCTCCTTTTTCTTGAATTGATTTATTTAATTCATTAAATCTTTTTTCATTTATAGCCTTGTGTTCAAAAATATGATATGTCTTAGGAGATTGAAGAAGCCCTTTGATAATTCCATCGACGTGCCCTCGAAAATGAGAAAGGAGTAGTTCAAAACCGAGCTGATTACCATTTCCATCATCATTATGCAACTCAATATTTTTTAATGCTCTCAGCCTTTTTATAGTAGTTTCTTCCTGTTGATAACCATCTTGAATAGCTTTAATTCCTGATATTGAAATTATTCTTTTTGCTACACCGCGAAAAGAATAAAAAAGTTTACGGTAACATTCGTCACCGATTTCCGATGCACCTAAATAATGTCTTGATTGTTCTAAAGTTTGTTCATATTCAAGTTGTTTATTCATTGCTTCCAAAGTTGGATCGGAATAAATATTTAAATTTAATTCAGCCATTGTTATTTTCTCCTGTAATTTTTTTATTAGCATATTTCCATTTAAAACCACCGGCTTCATTACGTTTGTTATTACAACATCGAGAAATATCAGCACTACTAATTTTTAATTTTTTTTCAACAATTCTTAATCCGTTCCATTTTTTTATTATTTTATTAGTGTGAATGTTAATTTGATAAACATCTATTCTTTTTAACCACCTTTTGTCTTTTCTGATTTTAAAAGGATTGTAATTATTCACGAATGCCCATCTAAAACCACCTACTGTTATAATTTTTTTCCTACATGCTTTAGAAATAGATGATGCATCTATTTTTAGTATTTTTTGTATATTTATTTGACTTTCCCATTTTTTTATAATTTTATTAGTTTTTTTATCAATTTGATAAATTGCTTTTGATTGTGGATTTTTTTCTCCATGTAATCCATATCGAGGATGATTTTCTCCATGATGTCCTCTTTTCGCATTTGGAATACCTATCTGAGCTTTTCTTATCTTTTTTTTATGCTCTAAAGATAATTTTTTTCCTCTAAAAAAATTTGCCATTTTTTCTATCTGTTCAATTGATTTTTTTTTACCTTTTAAAGCATCACTTAATTTTTTTCTTGTTTCTTTAGACCGTTTTATCCCTAATGGACTATTAACAATTTGATGTAAATTATATAACTCTTTTTTAAATTTATACGCATTGACCATTCTCTGTTCATAAAAAAATAAATTTTCCTTGTTGCAATATAATAGAATTTCAAATTTAAAATTTAATTCGCCATGTTTGTTGTAAGCTCTTTGTAAATAAGAATTATAATGTTTCTTGTTTTTTAAATCAAAAAAATGTTGATTTTGTCTTCTTTTTAAATCAATAGCACTCCCGATATATCTTTTCCCATTGATTCGATTAATAATTTGATAAATGCCAGTATTGTATTCCATTAGAATAACATTATATCAATCTTTTGCTCAGGTATTGCAGCCATATTATATTCTCCCTATTTATTTATATTAATTATGACGATGCTGGCGCATCTTCGATTTTTTCTGCCATGACAGCTTCGCATGTAATCCCTAATTTTTGATTTAAAGAAAAAATAGCTTCGGCCTCTATTCTATTCCTTAAATCATCGGAAATAAAATCTTTAATTTCTACTTTGCCGAGTCCGGGAACATCGATAGACGCTGAACAATGCTTAAATTCCGTTGTCCCGCTTTTCCATGTGATGTGAGCACTTTCTATTTGCATACAAACGGTCTCCTGTTTTTTAATGATTTTTTATACGCTTCGATACATTTCGTTAAACGTGCTAAATAAAGATTTCGCTCACGGTTGGAAGCGAACCAAAAAGAATAAGAAGCATTATCATGTATCCGCCCTGTTCCCCTCAAACATATTTCGCCAAAATGATGATTATATAATGCGTTTTCGCTGTAATATAACGCAGGAGCAGCCAGAGATAATATTGCAAAACAATATCTTTTTTCTTTTAATTCAAAAATCTGTCTTTTCCCTCTCAACCCTTCGTCCATCTCCAATACTTGCATTGACAATTGACGATCCGATTTAATGATTTTAATTTTAAAATATCCGGGATACATGATTTTACCTCCTGTTTGTTATGAAGACATTAATTTAATGCTCTATATCCGTCAAGCAATTATTTTAAAATATTATAATTTTTTCAGAATTCAGACGCGGAGCGAATTGAACGCTCAGCCTTGGGATCCAAAGTCTCACGCTCTACCAGTTCTATTTGTTTATGGATATGATATAAATATATCATAATTTTCTATTTTATCATCATAACATTTTGATAATCCATTATTTTCCGTAGAAGACATAAATGACAAACTTTCATTTTCGATATCTATCCATGCTTTATCTAATATGATAACAGTCTTGCTTGTTTTGTGTATTAATTTAAATTTTAAAAGTAGCTTAGATTCTTTTTGATTTAATTTGTTCATATTTTTCTCCTTTTTTTGTATTTTACGACATAAGCGGACTTTTGTCGTAATTATAATTGACGAATTTTATTCCATTCGGATTCACATTCATTTTGAAATTCTTCATCATCTATATGCGGAGTGAATCCTCCGAATTGATCCAATTTCCCGCCATTCTTGTATTTTGATTTTCCCGAACTGAAATCATATTCGGGATCACTTGACCATGCACAATTTGGACATCCCCAAGGACCATGTATAACACCTACTCCTATATCAACGGTATCTCTATGGCAACCATTCCCGCATTTAGGACATTTCATGTTTTCCATATATTTTTCTCCTTCTCACTCTTTACGCATCTAATTCCAAAGGCTCATGCTCTTCTTGTTCGTGATGAAATAATTCTCCCAAATCGCGCATATCGACTGACTGCCCGCAGATTTTACAAGTATAATAATTCTCTATCTCTGGAATATCTATTTTATTTCCATTCTCGTCTACCGGGTGGCCGGTGATCCCTGTTGCAATATTATTTGTTTTCATATATTCTCCTCAATAAAATTACTATCTGCATTTTCAATCTTATAATAAGATTCCGGTTCTCCGATATTTGGAATATTATCTACATAATGAGATCGGAGAAATGAAGCAGCACGATCTCTACTGAATTCCTTATCGAAAAATTTTTTATGCTCCCATCTATCCGGCTGATAAAAAATATTGCCATCATAATCTTTCCGCGGCATCTGTTTAATCGGACTGGCAATAAATAGCTTCATCCTTTCAACTTCTTCTTTATGCTTGAAAAGAAAGCTGCGTTTAAATTTCCTGCGCTGCGCCGAGTTCATATATTATTCTCTTCAATAACATTTATATATCTTTCACATTTTTGATAAAAAATATTTATTCCCATTGTGGTTCTATCAGCGAATCCCTTTGCATCAAAGGGATTCGACATTCCAAAAGATATTCCTTTACTTAATAAATATTCTATCATATAACCAAAGAGCATTTGCTTTGTTGCTTTAATTGCAGTTTCTCCTTCATCTCCTATGACTATAATGAAACCTGTTAAATTCATGCTCGGTGCGTATTTTTTTTCCGTCATCCATTCCCAAAATTTATTCATATTTCCTCCCGAACGGTGAAATTATTTCTACCGCCATTACTATAAATTTACAATCCGTACAAATAGTCTGTTCTTTTTTTAGCTTGAGCAATCTCTTTTGCTCTTCGTTATCCAACAAATTTGAGAATCCGGCGTTATGTCTGGTAATTTTTGTACCGCAAATTTGACAATTTTTCATAATATTTATTTCTCCTTTTCTTTTATTGTCGGAGACTCCTGAAAAAATACTTTAATGTTTTTTATAAATTATTATTAATCCTTAATTCTTCTGATAGTTTACTTTCAAATTTTATATGTTCCATCCCAAAAATATTTTTTATTGGTTCTTGTAATTGACCGAAATATTTTTGCCATTCCACATTATGAGGATTATTATAAAAAATATTTTGCGCTGAAGTAATATTAGGTGTAAAATAAAAATTTAAAGCGTGGGCAAGTTCATGTGCAAGAATAATTGCAGTAAAATAAATATCATTGTTTGCGGATATTCTTATCATGCAACCTATTCCTGGATGTACTATAAAATCTCCATGTATCCTTTCTTCTTTTTCTAAATCGGGAACAAATTTTATATTTATATCAAAATGATTATTGCATCCTATTATTAAATCAAAATTTGCTAAAACAATATCAATCGGATTATTTTTTATTGATGTTTTATTCATTGGTTTTATTTTATTTGTAGAACCTATATTCAATTGTGTTATGTTTAACATTTGTCTTCCTATTTTTTTATAATACCGTGCCCGATTTTTTTGCCAGGACGAGCACAGGAGGAGGAAATCCTTTTTCATAAGTGTCTTCTAAAAACTTCCTTGCCCACTCTTCAGTAACTTGATCTTCTTGGATTTCTTCTGCATTAAATTTCATATTGACTCCTTTAGACTACAATTAAATCCATAATCTATAATTGTTTTAGTATATTTATCAGGATGAGTGCAATAATACCATTGTTCGTTATGTTGTTCATTCCATTTCTTTTTTAGATATTTACAGTCATTGCAATAAGTCATTCTATTACCTCCGAGATTTTCTTTTGTGTGATGGAATTGATTAAGGGTTTTAATCTATCTGCATAAATATACAATTTATCCTCTTCTCCTCTATTGTTATATATTTTTATCAATGCTTCCAGCATCTGTTTGTTTTGCTGTTTGAGATATTCGTTAAAACAAGTTTCATAACACCCTGATATTTCACAAACTCCCCTATTACCATCACACTTATTACTATTACATTTATTTTTTTCAAAAGCATTTTCTGGATTATATTCCATCTTCTTTCTCCTTATAAGATTCTATTGTCTTATACAATCTTTTATCAATGGGAAGATCAACCCGATGTAGATATAAAGCACAACCCGGAGTATGACACTCCTTGCCTATTCCTTTTAAGCAATCATCACAAATAATTATTTCTATTTTTCTTAACATATAATTATTTCTCCTGTTGATTAATTAAAATAACAATCTTTAAATCCTTGCCAATACCAATCTTGCATTTCCCATTTTTTCCAACCATAAGGTTTCCAGTTAAAAGGAAAGTCCCAAATTTTTCTATACCAACGCCTGAAAAATCTTTTTATCATATTATTTCTCCTTTATATATAACAGCCTTCGTTTGGTTCAGTACATTGAAGCAATCCTTCATCCTGATTAGTTGCAAATCCCCAACAATAACCTAATGGATGCTGCCATTCCTTATCGGATATAGGGCAATGTTTTGGTTTAACATATTCCGCTATTGTTCCATCGCTTAGTCTAACTTTTATACTTACCATATTATTTCTCCTGCAATTTAACCAACGCAAAATGTAAATCAACAGCATCTCTATATTTATTTAAGTTATCTGTTATTGTACGGGATTGTTCTTTAGAGATTTTATAATATTCGCAAAGTCGGTTATGGCAATCAGTTCGCCTATTTTCCAATACGTACATTCCGGGATTATTTTGCATCGTTTCGATCCACCCCCAGTATTCCCATGTGATTTTTGGTACGTTAGATGCTCCTGTTAGACTTTGACTCATATTATTTCTCCTTGTTTAATTATTTAAAATATTGGACTAAACTATAATCATGCATATCAGCTATTACAGTATCGCCTTCATAAATTCTATAAAATGTTACATTGCAAAATTCCGCCGGACTATATAAAATTGGTTCTATTTCAGTAACACCTTTTTTGCCCACTTCATAATTTAATTCGGAACAATCTTCTGTATTTTTCCAAAATAAAGTTACAGATTTTATTTTCATCTTTTAACCTCCGTATTTTACTAATGGATAATAAATACATTCATTATGTTTTCTATCTGAAATCCATACAGTCCGCAATACTTCCATCTTCTTTCTCCTACCCTCCTAAATATTTAAGTAAGTCTTTGAATTATTCAAACATTACTTGTTGGTCTGGATCATCTGCCTGTACTCGATCTTCATTCATCCACCAGATAAACATTTCTTCGCCGTTCTTCCAACGATCAACTGATGTTTTTCCTTCTGCTTGTCTTTTATTATATAATTTTACAAACGCTCTTTTAAATGCTTCGATATATTTCGGATAACGCTCAGCTTCAACAAGCCTATGCTTTCCAGCCATAGGACATAAGAGACAACCGATCCGCTTCCAGCCTTCATCATATAGTTTACAATATGGCATTTTATTGATCTTTATAAATTCCCATACATCTTCGTCTGTCCAATCGATAATAGGATTTATATATATTTTGCTGGCATCTTTCGTACAATGTTCAACAGTTTTCCGTTTAGATCTCTGTTGTGATTCAGCCCATCGGACACCCGTTATTACTCGCCTACCAGCTCCGCCACCTTCTTTGAGATATTCACAACACCACCGTCTATGTCGTTGTGGAAAACCTTTCTGTACCAATTTGTTAAAAAATGATTTTTCCGGTAATTCAAAAATTACGTCTTTATGATACTGCCGAATATATTTAACAAGATCAGGTGGATCAATTGTTGTTACGTTATAATGAGCGTCATACTTTACGCCTGCCATGTCTGCTAGTTTCTTAATTACGATTGAGTCTTTACCGCCGGAGAAAGCCAGATAATAACCTTCCGCCGGTTCAAAAGTTTGCAGTCTTTTTATTGATACGTAAATCAAATCGACTTTATCAAATAAGGATTCTCTTATCATATCTGTCCGTTGGTTAATGAGATTGAGCGTTTCATAGATGCCGTTCTGCCATGTGCCGTTCGTCTTTCTTGAGGACTGCAACAGCTACCAATCTTCATTTTATTTTTCCGCCTATATTAAACGAGCATCGCCCGTGTTAATATCAAAATTAGCCATCTAATTATTTTGTGTTTCTCGTAGCCTCTTTTCATATTCTGTCTGTAAACAAAATTCACATGGGTCTACTATCAATTCATTATATCTATTTGTAGTGGTATTTAAAGAATGACCGCAGACATTACACGATACATCAAATTCTATATCCACATCGACCGCTACTTCTTTGCTAACTATTGCCATAAAACATTCCTCCTGTTATAATTTAACGCTCTATCTGAGCGTGTGAAGACTTATTAAAGACATAACTGTTCTTTTGTCGTTGCTAATAATTTTATTATTTTACCCGTTTCACAGATAACTAATTCTTTTATCCCGTATTTTTTCATAATTTCAATGCAATTATTACACGCATAAGAATGACCAATCAGATATAGAGTTCCTCCATGAGCTCTTCCTCTAGCATGATTACAAGCGTCTACTTCTGCATGATTTACTTGCTTACATATATCCTTACATTTTTCATAGCCTTCGCCGGTTTTCATCCCTTCTCTTGGGCAAACTTTAATTTCTTTGTTCCGGATGCTATTATTTCCAATATCAATAAATTTACCATCCTTCATTATTACTGCTATCGTAGTTTGTTTTAAGCATTGTGGCATATTCAACTCCACTGCTCGGCCATAGCAGCAGCAATTCCGGAATAAAATATTGACCTTAATTTTCCACGCTCAGGAGACGGTGACATCTTCCATATTCTTTGTTCTCTGCCATCAACTATATTTGTCGGTTTAAGCAAAGGTAAATTTTTCAACCAGAGGCAAGTTTTTTTAGTTTCTCCGTGTCCATATTGCCAAGGCTGAATATATTGATCTGGTTTCCTATATTTCGTTGACATTATCCCTACTGGATTTTCAATTGCAATTTTTGGAATATTTGCATTTACTAATTGCATAAAAAATGCAATTGCCTGTTTCTGTTGTTCTTGTTTATAAATAAAATGTTTTGCGCCACATACTGCAATATCTGTACAAGGAGGATGTGCAATCATCATATCCCAACAATCATCGTCTAAATAATATAAAACATCGTCTTGGATATGTTGCCCTGGAATTTCGGTAGGCGATAAATCACATGACCAAGCATTGTGTCCTCTAGCTTTAAATGCCTCGCGGACTATTCCAGAAAATTCACAAGCAATTAAAATATTCATAAATTATCCTTTACGACATAATGTCTGTTTTGTCGAAGCTATTTATAATATACTTTCTTCATAATAAATTGACTTATTATTTTTTTTAGCATATTCAATTTCAGATCGAGTTGAATCTCCTATGTAACCATTAATATTTAATACAAAAATTTCATCTGATAAATCAATTTTTCTTTTATGAACTTCATCTACAATCTCTTTTACATTCTCTTGATCTCCAATATGCGTTTTATTTTCCCCTTGAAAATATGAATCCGGTAAAGCACACCAAGATAAAACAACATGTCCCTGTTTTGTAAATTCCCATTGTTTAATAAGCATTTGTTCTGCAAATCGAGTTGAACCACATAAAGTAATTATTTTATAATTTTTCATTCTTTTCTTCTTTATAATATTATAGCAATTTAATTAAATATTTATTCCAACAAAATGAGACCAAGCTAAGAAAAAACAAATAAATTTTTTATTATATCCCCACGATCCAGTAAGAATAAAATTTATAGGTAAACCTATTACAAATAATAAATAAATTATACCAAAAAATGGTAAAGTTAATCTCCACAAGAAAGAGGATTTAATTTTATCTTTACGTTTATAAAAATAATATGGACTATAAATATCATCAAGTTTAGAATATTGATAAGGTGTAAGTTCAATTTCTTTGTTAAGCCAACTTTTAACCTCTAAAAAATCTGCTCTTTGTAATTGTGACAAATTCATTTCTTTTTTCCTTCAACGACATAAGTCGCCTTTTGTGGTTGATTTTCTTTTTTTTATTCCGTACTCAATAAATAGAGCATACGCAAATTCTTGTCAAGAAAAAAATAAAATTTTTTCCGTTTTTTTATTTTTCCCGTTTTTTTGCAAAATTGTGTTGACAAAAATTATATTATTTATTTATGTCTCTTAATGTATTTAAAAATTTAAATAAGGAGGTGGATGAATGTCTGATGACCAGGCAAAAATAACTATTGTATGCAGCCGTGAACTTAAGAGAAAAGCTAAGCAGGCAATGTTGAATCAGGAGATCGATTCAGTGCAGGACGGCTATCTGAAAATTTTTGAACTCGGCCTGAAGCATTTCAATAAGGAAAGTCCGAAAAAAGGAGGTGAGGGTAAATGACGAATTGCGCGATGGAAGTCAAGGGAGATATTTTGACGATTACAGTCGATTTATCGAAGCGATATGGTCCAAGCAAGTCAGGGAAAACGGAAACTATTGCAACAACATCCGGCAATATCTCTGCGCCTGAACATCCTGATATTAAAATCGGGCTGAATGTTTACGCTAAAGGAGAAGCAAAGAAATGATAGAACTGAATAAGGCAGACCTTTTAAAAAAATGGTTAAAAGCCAAAAAAGCGGAAACAAAAGCAAAAGATGATCGTGTCGCAGTCGAAGATGACATTATTAAAATCTATGGCATAGATTTCGATGGAACATCTAGAACCTTTAAAGAAGATGATCTCGGTTTTTCTGTAAATATTAAAAAGAATGTTATACATCAATTCGATCAGGACGCATGGAAATCGGTTCGGGCGGATATTCCCGTAGATTTACGTCCAGAAAAAGTTAAGTTTGAAGTTGATGTCAAAGGCTTTGAATATTTAAAGGAAAACAATAAAGAAGTCTATCTCAAAGTCAGCGATTGCGTAACGGTGAAAGAAAACAAAACAACCGTCAAGGTTGAAAAAATTTAATTAAAAATATTATTCTGCTTTATTTTTAAATAAAGCAGAATCTTTATATAATAAAATTTCTTCTACTGTAGCATATCGCCATTTATATCCTTTGATTGTTTTACGTCCATATTTATTCTTGCAACAAGCTGAAATATTACATCTATATGCTTTTACTGCATTTGCAGCATTTTTTATGCAAATAAAAAAACTGATAACTTCATTAGTATTTTTATCTATTTGTAATACTGGTTTGATCCCAGGATGTTGCCATCCTGTCATTTTTCCTTTATGTGCAATACTTTGATTTTTTCTTCTTTGTAATGTGTGTTTTACTCCAATCATGGTTTTCTTTATTTTTTTGATAGTTTGCTTTGATGTCTTATGACCTTTTTGTCTTTCACTTTTAGCTCTATTCGCTTCTTCGGAATGTTTTATCCCTAAAGTACTTCCTGCAATTCTACAAGTATTATATAATTTTGATTTAGAATATGTATCAAGAAATTTTTGTTCATAATATAATAAATCTGTTATTTCGCAAAATAATATAATTTCAAATATAAAATTATGTTCTCCATACTTATTATAAGCATATTGCAATAAAATTCCATGATGTTTATTTTTTCTTAATAATCTGAAATGATCTTTTTTTCTTTTCGTTAAATCTTTAGAACTTCCGATATATCTTTTCCCGTTTATTTTATTTATTATTTGGTAAATGCCTGTATTATTATGTTTCATAACACTATTTGTAGAATAATATAGAAAAAAATCAAATATTTTTTTATTTTTTTATTAAAAAAATTATTATTTTCTTGACAAAAATAGAATTATAATTTTGAATGTTATTTAGTTAAATAAATCAAATAAGGAGGTGTGCATGGCAACAGAAAAAAATACCGTTTCTCTTTATCTGGATACAACAACCAGAAAAGAAATTGAAAGTTTTTTTCTTGATTGCAGAATTAAAAATTTTCAAAAAGGATATCGAGAAATAATTACACTCGGTTTCAAAGAATTTAAAAAACAACAACAAGGGAGGAACAAAAATTCAAAATGAGTTTAAAATTTAAAATGCGACAGGTGTATTCTCCTCCAGTTATGGTTATTTATGGAGGGCCAGGGATCGGAAAAACATCTTTTGGAATAGGCGCCGATGCTTCCACAAAGTATAGTGTTGGGAAGGAAAATCATTTACTGATTAACATTGATTATCGGGGAGCAGACAGATTAGTTTGTAATCGTGCAACAGACTTATTAAATAAGCCTATTCAATCAGTTGCAGACATTGATTTAATCTTCAAATATATCGCTGAAAACGATCATGATATTGAATGGCTTGTATTTGACGATTTATCCACAATGGAAGAAATGTTTGTTACCGAAGTATGCACGGATAATAAAGTATCTGCAATTAATCAAATAGAATATGGAAGAGGCTATGAATTAGCAAGAGCTAAATGGTATCATCTATTTCTTTTGATTAAGGATTTACAGGAAGTAAAGCCTATAGGGATTATTTTGATTGGTCATACAAAAGTTGAAAATGTTAAAGACCCCGTTTCTGAATCATATTCACGGCATGATTTACAACTTGATAAAAGATCAAAAGAAATAATTAAGAAATCAGTTGATCTTATAGGTTTTGCTCACAAAAAAGTTTTAACAAAGAAAAGTGATGCTGCATTCGGAAAAAAAGAAAATGTACCAGTAGGCAAATCCGAAAGAGTATTAACTATCGCTCCGGATTTAGAAGGATTTGAATCAAAAGACAGATTCAATCTGCCGGAAGAAATTCAATTGGATTGGTCAATTTTTATTGCCGAATTAAATAAATCTTTAAATGCAAATAAAGAAACCAATTCGGTTGAAAAAAAATCTAAAATCAAATAATTAAAAAATTAAAATACAAGGAGAAAAATAAAATATGGCAGAGTTAAATTATCAAGCCGATGTCAATGACACTAAAGAAAATCAATTTGATCCTGTCCCTGCGGCAATTTATACTGTAGTTGTAGAGGATAGTGATTATGCTGACAACAAAAATCAAACAGGCAGAATTCTCAAGATAACTTATCAAATAATAGATGGCCCGATGAAAGGCAAAAAAATATTTGAAAATTTAAATCTTGAAAATGAAAGTGCACAGGCGGAACAAATTTCAAGGCGAGCTCTTAATGCATTATGTGTTGCCTGCGATGTAACTAATCTTAAGGATAGTGCGATGTTGCATAACATTCCATTAAAGATCGATGTCGGCATAAAACCGCCGGTAATGGCAAAAGATGCCGCGGGAAATGAATATGAGCAATATCCGATGGGAAATAAAATCAAAAAGCATTTGCCTTTAGATGATAAAAAATCCGTTGCAGCAAATACTACGGAAGAAAAATCTGCTCCAGCAACTCAATCAAAAGGAAAAGCAGCATCAGCAAAGAAGCATCCCTGGGAAAAGTAAAAAATTTTTAAAATTTTAAATTTAAAAAAGCCACATTTATAATGTGGCTTTTATTTTATGTTGATTTAATTTCTAAATAATAAGTAATACCGGCAGCAATAATTTTCCTTAAAATATTTTGTACCGTCCAGATATCCACCGAAGCAGTATCATATAATGTTATTTTAATTGTGTAATAGGAACTGTCATAGCTCCCGGCCAGCGCGGGGACATATACAATAATTGTTCCATCCGGCATAGTATAAGTACCGGCATCATATCGTCCGGCGAAGCAAAAACCGGCAAAAGCTGAGGATGTTAATACATTAGATATTTCAGGCTCAAGACTTGAATAAGGCCGTAACCAATAAATGATTGCGGCGCGGGATACTTTCTGTTGGAATACGGTTGCGATAGTTCGCTGTACCCATTCCGCATCACTTTCGTCTTCGAATTGCAGACTATTAAAAAATTCATTAAGTTGATATTTTAAAAATTCGCTTGCGGCTTCATCGAGATATAATTGTTTAATTAAAGTAATAGAAAGCAATCGTAAATATTCAATCTGGCTGGCTATGGCACCGATATCAATATCAGTTGGTTTTGAGATAGTGCTGGGAATAGTTCCATTTCTATCGCAAATTAAACTTTTATAGACGGGATCATCTATATTGAATAAAGTTTTAAGATTATTATTTATTTTATCTGTTATTGCCATATTATTATTTTAGAAAGTTGATGTTACGGATACGGCTACCGTTACCGTACCACCTGTACCTGTGCCTGTTTTTGCAAATTCATTGTCACTGATAACAGTATCTATTGTTGGATTATTGACAATAACATTATAAACAGCTGCATTTGAATCCATAGCCACCCTTATAATTTGAGATAAAAGAACATTCTCACCGAGTATTCTTGTATTGATATATTGTTCAATTGCGGTCTGTACTGCTGTTTGAATTTCTGTCAGGTCTACATTTACATTCGATAATCTATAAACGGATATAGAAACATCTACAGGAACGATAGTTGGAGTATCAATGATATAGCCTATTCCTTCAGCATTCTTTCCAGGATAATTATAAAAATCATTAGGATCTCCATATAATACTTTTGTAATTTCAGCTAATAATGTTGCCGATAACGAGCCCGACCCTGAACCGTCATCGATAATAATTGTATTCGTGCCCTTAAAAGGATATGATGTCCGCATCCCTGCGCTTCGGATGCCGGATATGGCACGCAGAGCATTTAAAATCCCTTCTTTTGTCCCGGCATTTAATGAATTAACGGTATCCGCAAATCTTGTCTTTCTCGCTGCGTTTGTTTCTTCAGCCGCGCCGCCGCTAAAAGCCGAATCATTTATAACTTGTTCTATGCCGTCAATTGTTGAATTAATAAATCCTTTTCCGTTTAATGTATCGATGGCTTCAGCAGCTATATTCCCGATAATTCCGGCCAACGCCGGTTCTGCCGCAATGGTAACGCTGGATTGTCCTGCTTCTAATGTCCCGTCGGCTGTTGTTAAAATGGATAATTGATTGATAGTAATGGAATATCCGGTTGGAATAGATATTTCCGCGTCAGTTGCAAATAATATATCTAATCCATCGACATTTAAATAATTTACTATTCCGATAACTTCTTCCGCAGTATATTGATACAAAGTATTAGACGCAATCGATCCGTCTTTAACCAATGTCGCTTCCCAATTCGTTAAAGCGTCAATAGCTGTTGCCAGATCATCAAGAGTCGGATATGAAGCATAATCAAAATCAAAAGCATCCGATGGCGCACCCGTAACTGATGCCGTAAAATTTGTAGAATTTGATGTAACTAAAGCGCTTGTTCCTGCACCTGTATAATTTATAATTATTGCCGGCTTCCGGTATAACCGTAAATATCCGGCTGATTTTAATGCTTCTGTCCTTCCGAATCCAAATCCTTCATACAAAGCTACCGGAATAGATTTATATAATGCCTCTTTGAAATCTGAAGCGATGCTAGCAATAATTTCAGAATTAGATTCAAGTAATGCCCGTTGAGGACTACCCTCGTTAAAATCAGTAAGTCCAATTCCATCAGCTAATATTGCTTTTTCATACATTGTATATAATTGATCGGCGGTATAAACTTTTAATATATCAGCCATTATACTGTTACCTCTCTGGTCTGTTCAGAGTTGATAAAAAATATTTTAGTCGGAACGGATATGGATTCACCGTCCCACACTAATTTTTTTAAATCCATTTTAGCGGACTCAACTCTTGGATCTGATTGAATTTGATTCAGCATATCCGTTAAGTATCTATCAATTTTAACCAGCATTGGTGTATTGCTGTCATCAAGCGCGAATGTTCCCCAATTCGGATTAAAAACATTGAGCGATCCTTTTTTATTTTTAATTCTATTCTCAACAGCTTTAAATGCATTCTCTATCCCAGTACAAATTTTTAGCTTGCCCGATGCAAGTAATAATTCATTATTCAATCCAAAAGCAAATCCTGATCCGAATACAAATTTTTCGGGATCGCTGTAATCTGTTTCATAAACCAGATTATCATCACCGCGGGCAGTTGTACCAATCGGAAAAGGAATTTTTATTTTTTGTCCGATAAGTGTTCCATCGATAAAATCATTTTCCGATATGCCGTTAAATTTTAAAATTTGAATATACTTTTCTTGATCCTTTAATTCTTTCAATGCGATGCTTCTTAAAGTATCACCTTCCATCACTTCATAATAATAAAAATTTGTAGTATTCTCGGTACGGCCAGCATCAGGCGAAGTGAACTGCTCCTCCGTTAATGTATAATCATCAGCATCAGAATAATATTTTAATTCATTGATAATAACTGTTGACTTGATAATACCGTTTAAAATATTAGCCTGTAATTTTATTTTTTTGATAGTATTATAAAAAGTTAATAAATCAATATTAACGACTTCATCAATAGTTAAATCTCCGTTGTCATAATCTGTGCGCTGACCAATAGACAGGAAAGTAGTAATAAAATTAGAAGATGCCAGATCAAGACTGGTCAATAAATCATTAACATAAATCGGCATATTTACGCTTAACGTAGATTTCCCTGCTTGTATATTTTCATTCTCAGCAGATATTTTAGTTAATAGATCAGTAATATTTACAATCGTATTCAGGAAAGAATAATTATATCCTATTTCTCCCTGGATGTCATTAAATACTGTTTCAAAAGGTATCTGTTGAATTTGCGTATTTGTTCTGTCAAGACTTTCATTTACTGACGGCTTGACTTTTAATTCAGAATTTCTTTGAATAGTATCCGGCTCATAACATTCAATTTCAATGGTATAATCAATCGCAAGATGTTTTGTATCGGATTGATTACTGGTAAAGCTGGCAATTCTTGAAAAGAAATGATCGTTCATGTCGTAGTCATGGAATATCAATCGAATCTCATCCATCAATGCGCCGGTTTTATTTTTTATCTTTGATGCTACTTTTTTATATAATTGTGCTATTTCCGGAATTTGCATTAAATCGGTAGGCGTATCGACGCGAGCCTTAGACATCATCGTGTAGTCACGAAACCGGATAAGCATCCATCTCAGTTTAAAAAATTCTTCCAGGCCCGAAAGAGTATTTTGCAGACCGGTATTGTCACGGGCGACGGGGTTGTCCGGGCTGCCGATATAAGGAAAATAAAGACATCCGTTCAGAGTAATTGATTTTGTCGCGTTTCCGCCGTCTATGTTATAATTTCCGCCGAGTGTTGGAACGGTTGCGGAACGAGTTGATTCCGATACGGTTTTTCCTTTCGGAGGAGTTAAAAAGAATATTTCAGCTATCGTATTACGGTTTTTATTTACGAATTCGAACGAATATAATCCTGTAAATATAAAGGTGCCTTTATATAAATGCTGTATAAGTGTGGGTAAGTTCATCGGCCTTACGACATAATTCCTCTTTTGTGGTAACGCCTTCTATTATCGGCTTTTGCTTAGAATATTAAAAAAATAAAAATTTTTGTCAATCATTAAAAAAAAGTAATAAAATGCTTGACAAATATAGAGCGTTATATTATTGTCTTAATATAGAGAATAAAAATAGAGGGAATAAAATGAGTGCAAGAGGTCATCACGCAAGAAGAACGGATCCCGATATATCGAAATTTTTCATAACAGGAAAAGATCATCTTGGAATCTTTTTAAAGAATAAAGATTATTTTCAACCCAAATCCAAATTGTATTATATGATGAAAAAAATAGAATCTGGAAAAATTACATTACCTATTCCAAATAAATATTTTAATATAAAAGGATATTTTGGTTTTGATGTTACCAATGATAATAAACTTGAATTTTTATATATAATATAAAGGAACTCAAATGATCCAAATAATCCTAAAAGATAAATGGAATCCGGCACGGCATGAGGACTGTATATTCGAGACATTCTCTACCGCAAAAGCCGCAAAATTTATTAAAGGGATGATCAAAATTCTGGATTATAACCAATGGGAAATTAAAACAATTATCGGAGGGATATGATGGGAACAGCAATTTCTATTATAATCGCATTTATCGCTTTATTTATTGTGTGTATATTATCATTGTTAAAGGCATCGACAAAGGACAATCGATGTTATATCTGCGGGAAAAGTATTAAGGAAGGACAGGTTGCGTGTGATGGATGCGAAGGTAAAAACGGGACGGAAGATTAAAAATATATGTTGGATGATCGGGCGGGTATAATGGGGAAAAAAGATTGCGGCGTGGGGAATGTTGGATAAGTTAGAAGATGCGTATTATTTTGGGAAAAAATAAAATTTTAAAAGAGAAAAAATGTTAATTGTAATTTGTATTTTAATTTTAATTTAAATTATAGGACTTGTAATAAATATAAAAAATTTAATTGATTTAAATAAAATAGTAAAAAAATTAAAATAGAGGTAAAAGAAAATGAAAAAAATAATAATGATATTTATTATATTGTTGGTTGGATTGGTTGGTTCGGGAGTATTTGCTTATACTCCTGATCCATGGACAACCCAAGACACAATATTACAATCTGCCTTTACTGGAATCACTTTAATTGATATATGGCAAACATATAATTTTTTATATACCTCACAACATACTTACCAATATACTACAGAACAAGAATATACGAATATAAAAACTGGTAATAAAGAAAATAGGACGCAAACACATACTGGACAATATTATGAAACAAATTTTTTCTTAGGAGAAAATCCCTCCAAGTTTAAATTTTTTACTTTGACATCTTTAGCTTTATTAAGCCACCTATTTATTTCATATATTCTTCCTTACCCTTTCAGAACCATTTGGCAAATAGCATGGAGTTGTATAGAAATAAAATATGTTTACCATAATTACCAAATGGGTATAAGGATTGGAATAGCCTCATTTTAAGTAAATACACTTGGACAAGATACTTTATTTGTTACTTGAGCATCCACTGTATCTATCCAATCATTAATTACATTGTTCGCTTCATCAGTAAATATTGCTGCTCCGTATAAACATTTACTTTCCTTTATAAAGATACTAAATATGAAGAAGCTAATCCTTTCATGAGTCCGCATCCTTCTAAAAAAAGATTTTATACGGTCGGAGGTGGATGGACCATATTAAGCACTGGAATATCTTACATGTTACCTTCTAAATTTAGAACTATTTGGCAAACAATTTGGATAGCGGATGAAATAAATTCCATCCATCATAATTATGTTGCTGGAGTAAGAATTAGATTTTAATCCTATTCTCTTTTATAAATATTGACATATTGCTTTAATAATTAATTTTACATTTGCATTATCATTATATAAAGTAGTATTCTCCCCAGCCGCAGTTGCTCTTGTAAGTAAATAATAAGTTGTTTTAGAAACTAAATTTAATATTTTATTCACCCAATTTGTAGATTGGAATTGAGTAGCCGTAGTGCTGGAAGTAATATAATATCCTAACCTACTCCTAAAATCATTATCTGATTCAGAATTATTTGATGTAGATAATGTTGTATCTAATTGACCGCTGTATGTACTACCATTAGAATCTAAACCAAGGATAGGGGATACTTTATATCTCACATCCCATGATCCTATGGGTATTGCAATTGAAATTGAACCTAAATTATACAATGTTCCATTTACTAGTGAAGATTGACTTCTTAAAGTCACATCCGTCACAATATATGACCATGTATCCGGATTCATCGGGAAATCTAAAGGTCTCCATGTTGTTGCATAATAAGGATTTGTTATTGCGTTAGCTGACATCGCATAAGCAGGGCTGGAAGTATTACCTCCACCATAAATCGTTATATTAGTATATCCACCTGAAT